GCATAAGCATCAGAATGTACATAAGAAATCTCTTTCATCTTTTCTAGGTTTAGTACTGAATGACATAAGATATGTACCTGTACCATCAGTCCATGGAGATGGAGCGTATATAAACGACTTACTATTATATCTATTAGATTTAGGTTTAACTACATTCTTAACTACTTCAGAATCCTGAGCATTGTTTCTAGCAATATTTAATGCGATAGAAGGGTATGAGCTTAACGTAGGTTCGTCTATAGTTTCATTAAACACATTTCCTAACCATTGTCCAGTATTCATATCACCTATAGCTTGTCTTATATTATCTGCATAACCTGAATCAACTCTAAACTGACTAGATATCAAATGTGAGAACGTATTTGGAGCCTTATTGTCATAAGATGTATAGTAAGCATACAATGCTAATCTATTTGCAAATTGTCTTACAGCTGCATCTTCACTGGACATCAAGTCACTAAAGTATGCAATTAATCTATTCTCAAAATTAGAGCTGTTAGCCATAGAACTATTAAGTAAAGACATTGCGTCAATACCACCTTCTGTACTGTCTGTAGCTAGAGTTGGAATTAGGTAATTTAAGAAAGCATTACTTATTGATCCATCTCCATTAAGCAAGTTATCGTATCTACCATTTATATTTCTATATATAGCATACTTAAGTTGATGCAATCTCTTAGGAACAGTTCTATTACCCATTACCATTTCCTTTAATTCTCCCTATTCTAGATGCATAGTTGGAGTACTGTTAGCGATTCTAGCTCTAATTACACTATCTACAATAGAATCCAACTTCATAGCTAATTGTTTGTTTATTCCACTTCGTTCTCCTATCATAGAGTTTATCATATTATTGAACAAACCACCATACATATCAGTAGCTTGAATAAAATCTTGATGTAATATGAATCTAGGAATATCTACCGCATTTTTTAGTTTCTTCATCAAGAAGCTATTAGAGTAATAGTTAAGCAGAGCGTTTTGATTTTCATCTTCTATTTTCACACCTTTATCATCAGTTTGATAGAATAATTCACCATCATTCCTTATAAAATCAAATACTGATTTACTATAGTTAGCCTACTGAGCTAGAGTATTACCATATTTCTTAGTATCAATTTGCGATAATCTAACTAATTTTGTTAGTCTTTCTGCATATGGTAACATGTCTTGATAGGCTGTAGCAACTAATACTTGTTGTAGATAGAAGTTTAAATCTCTATTTCCCTCTATATTAGAAGTAAGTGCTTTTTTAAGTAACTCTACATCTACTGCTCGTCTAGGAGTATCTGGACTATTTTCAAAATCTAACAGACCTGCCCATTCTTGATTTAATTTCTTTTTAACATTTTCATCAGATTGTGAGTCAACAAAGTTGGCAAACTCTCTCATATACTGTCTCTTTAAACCAGATAACGTATCATCTATTAACTGGCTATAAGAAACGTCTTGAGGATCTACACCATATTGACCGTTCAATTTGATAATCATGTTAGCAAAATCTTTCAAAATAGGCTGTGATAAGAAGTAGAATGTAGCTTCTCCCTTACCTGTTCTAAGCAAGAATTCAGTCATACTGTAAGTAACAGAGTTAACATTCAAGTTAATGATGTAAGGATCTTTAGCAACGTCTACGTGAGCGTTAATCATGGCAGATAGCCAGTCAAGTATTCTTTCACCATCCTGAGAAGTTATATCATTTATATTACCTAAGTCGTATAAATCGGCTACTTCACCTAAATCCATTCTAAGATTCAGTGCTTGAGTAAGTGCATGATTAGTAGAAGCTAGAGCAAACGGAGCAATACCGTCTTTACCACCAGTATATTCAAACTTTTTAAATAACTGATAAGAAGGAAGTAACTCGTACATTGGTTTAGCTTCATTCTTGGCAGTACCCATTACTAGTGGAAGAATGTTTGATTTTACTTTTTCAGTAAGATTATCGAGAGGAGCTTTAGTTTGATCTATGTTAGTATCGTCAGATATAGCAATACGATACATATCAATTAATCCGTTTACTAATTGCTGTTCAGAGTTACTATCTATATCATCCCAATTACATTCTAAGTAATTACCATCTTTATCATAGTAACCAGTAACTATATACAACTTGTCAATATCAAAGTCAGAACCAGTCATTGCAGTAAAGTCATTAGGAACTACAATAACATCACCCATAGACTCTGGAAGTACATCTGTTACTTTAAGAGATGCAGTAGATGATAAACCCTGCGTTGGAATACGATAACCTAATGCATATGGCTTAGCATTCTGACCAATTATATTCTTCTCTATTAACCATTCTCTGATAGCTGTATAACCTTGTTTTCTTACTGAAGCAGGTACTACATGTCTGAAGAAGTTGGTACTAAGCATACAGTCCATACTACCATCCTCATTCAAAGGACTCAGATCTTTACCATCGTTGAATGCTCTACCTATAGATTCTTGATCTGTTATAGTTGTATTCTTAAATCCAAAGAACGCGTGTTGGATAGCAGAACCACCTGGAGTATTAATATCAATAGCTCTCTTTCCTACTTGTGATATAATTCTACTTTCGATAAATCTTCTATTACTCTGTGCTGACAGAGGAACACGCATTTGACCAGTAGATTCATCTATTTCAAAGGAAGATATTACATCTCTAGATAATCCACTATCTTTAGCTTGACGTATTAAGAAGTTAGACAACTTTCTAGTAGATAATGTTCCATCATCAGTAAATTCATCATATATCTTCTGTGCTCCTAGATCAGATAGTCTATTAATAGAATTAAATACATTATCTATAATCTATCTACCAGTGTATTCTACCCCTTTATTTAATCCATATGGTCTACTCTTAACCAAGTTACTTAGTGCTACTTTAGCAAACTGAGTACCTAATGATCTATCAGTATGTTCGTGTGGATCTGTATTCATCTGTAATCTTAGATTACGCAAATCTTGAATATACGTAGGCAGTTTAGAATTGTCAGAATCTAAACCTTCGAAGTTAGTCTCACCATTTACTATAGAAGTAGACGGTTTATTCAGATCTTCTAAGTTAAATCTACTGTTCTATGCATCTTTATATGGTTTGAATTTCTTTCTACCACCTACTTTAACAGCAGATTCGAAAGTAAGCATATCAATAGTACCTAATTCTTCATTGTTCATACGGTTATACAAGTGGTAGTTATCCGCTTTTGCCATCACTCTGAACATCGGGAAGATAGCCATCTTGTCAAATACTGGTACATTCAATCCTAACTTAGTAAGTTCGTGATTACCAAAGTATACCATCTTTAACGGTTTGATAAGAGTTTCTATAGCTTGTGCGTATAGTTTAGGATCTGACAACCATGATTCATCAGGACTTTCCAATAGATCGAACGCTCTTTCTACTTCTGGTGACCATTCTCCTACTGCCTGAACGATTCTCTTATACAATGCAGGTCTAATGTATACAGCAGCATCGGCTTGGTTTATCCTACCTCTACCGTTTTCATCAATACCATATGCAGCAATCTGTCTAGCTACTGAATCCTCTATAGCTTTCTTTACTTTAGCATTAAGAGTTTTCATAGTATTGTTAATATTCTCTTTACTAACCATATTAACCAATCGTTTTTGATCTATATTTGGGTTAGTTCTTTGAATATGTTTCATTACTTCAGCAGCAGTAAACATCTTTTTGTACTCGTCAAACTTGACAGATCCTACCTCATTATCACTCATATGTAATACTGTGAACTTAGAGTTATTTCTAGGATCTCCATCTCCCCAATAGGTTCTAAGGTTATCTCCAGTAGATAACACGGAACCAAGACGTTTAATTTTGTCTACAGATCTTTCTACTATTATCCATGGTTGTTTCTTATCACGTTTCCATTTATAATAAGCCGGATCTCCAACAAATGCTTTCTCTACTTCTATGATAGAAACCATCTAGTTAGCCACATGGTTTGCAATTAATGAATAAAGTGCAGCAGGCTTACTTCTCTTAGAAGAATCTCCATTAGGAAGTGAACGAGAACGTTCATGATAATCGTCTAGCATGTTAGATGGTATTAACAAGTTCTCATATTCACCATTGGCATACTTTTTGATTATACCTTTATCCACTAAGAAATCAAGTTCTTCCTATACCTTATCTTGTAGAGTTGCATTTATCATATCAAATAATACTTCTCTATTACTAAACAAAGTATTTTTAAGTTGTTTAAGTCTGGTTGGCATTTGATTTTGATTATTATCATAATCAAATTTTGACCAAGCATAAATCATCTGGTTCAAAGGCATGTATTTATAGTTTCCATCTTCTCCTCTCATTCTGATGGAAGAAAAATATCTGAAATACCCTCCGTTACCCATATTATCCATCTTACCATTTTTTATCTTACCGTGGTAATTATCAATAGCAAGATTAGGATTCTGTTCTACTTGTGATTTATCTGCGTAATACTGTTCTATAGCATTAAATTCATCAAGGAAATAATCTGCAAATGTCTGTAGTGTATCATCAGAATAATGATACATCTGATCATCAACATATTGAACCTGTATACCCGTATCTGTCTGTCTTTCAGTTAATCTAGATTTAGACAGCATATCGTGAAACAGTTTAACTCCACTAATAGAATACCACGTCTTCTTATCTGCCATAGTAGGTAATAGTATTCTATCATTATGAGCAAGCACCATTTTAGATATATAGTCCTCTACTGGAGATATCTAGAAGTAATCTCTACTAGTTCTATTATCTTCGTTACGAACTGCAATAAAGGTACTTAAACTTAATTTAGATCCGTCTTCTAGTGCCTGCAACAGTATAGAGTGACGATTATACACAGCTTTCCTAGTTTTTGATACTTCTGAAGGATCTGTATTAAACCATCTAATTCTATCAGACATATAATTATTCTAGGTTATCGGGTATACTGTAGTATTATTAGGACCAGTTACACTAAATTCTGATGGATTTGGGTGAGACTTACCATGAGCAATAGCCAGTTTCTATATAAAACTATCTTCTGTTACAGGGAACGGATTATTTAGCTTTAATAGTTTCGTCTCTCCTTTAGATAATGCATCTAAGTTACCTAATATCTGGTTACGAATATTTCCTTTACTAGAGTCATTAAGTAAAGTATACATTTTATCGAACCCTTCAATAGTAGGTAGTTTAGGATTCATTGACTTCATGCCATATAATAAGTAGTCTATAGACTTAATATCTACGTCTATACCTATTCCATTCAGCCAGTTCACTAACTCCTCTTTTGCTGTAACACTAGCCTTGCGGATATCATCTTCTGTGAATGTAATGGCTTTAGGTCTCTTAGAAGTAAATGGAGCAGCTATTTCATCTATCTTCTCTTTTATCAGCATAAAGTCGACATTCAAATCCTCAAGTTTGTCCTAGTCTATTTCAAACTTATTAGGATTACTCTTGTCTATCATACCGGACACATAGAATAGTTTACCCCATTGTCTAGGATATTTATTCTATAATCTAAGTAAAGAGGAATCTAGAATTCGCCATTTACCAGCTTTAGCTCTCATTGATGTTTTTACATCTAATACTAAATCTTCATCTTGTATTCTACTGTTTGCTTTTTCGAACGCTTCCTTAAATTCTATAGAAGTCATTTCGTTTTTAGCACTTTTAATAGTAGTAAGAATTTGAGTACAAGTGTTTTCATCTGGTTTGTTATCTCCGCTAATGTAGTTGTATAGAGATTTAAAGAAGGGATCGGCATTACCAAGTCTTAAACATCTAGATTCTAGATCTTCCCATCTTTCGATATCCCATAGGTTTTCCATTATTTTATTCCAAGACACATCAAAGGATTCAGTCATATTGAGTCCAAAGATAGGATCCACTACAGGCACTAGTTCCTTATTCTTATCATATTCCATCTTAGGAATAGAGTAAAAGAATAGCTTAGCGTTGAAAGACATGTTGAGCTTCTTTGAGAATTCAAAAGCAACTCTATCATATCTTTCGTCATTATTCTTACCATCTACGTCTCCATTCTTATCTACTTCTACTTCTTCAGCTTTGATATTCAAAGTAGACAATTGCTCTGCCATTTCTTTTCTGAAAATATCCCAGTTATCAAGTACTTCTTCAATAAGTTGCTCATTCTCTTCAGGAGTAAGACCAGCCATCATATTTCCTTCGATAATAGAAGGAATATAATCTAGATTCTCTGTTAACTTAGATATATCAGATGCTTGTCTAACATTAAACACAGACAACAACGTACTAGTAAGTGAGTCTAACACATTGTAGAATACATCCGGATTAATGATAGAAGGCATATTCTTCAATCTGTCTTGAGGTACTCCCGGTATAGAGAAGAATGTACCATTGTCTGTAAATGCCTTATGGAATTCCTCCATAGATACAGAGTTCAGTTCATATTGAGAATATCTTCCCTTGTTTATACCTTTATATATAGTAGTATAGAGACTATCAGATATATTGAACATAGACTTAACAAAGTCTTTTATGGCTCTAAATAGCTTAATAGTCTAGTAACCAAGATTATACCACTTAGCATTCTGAACAATAGCCCAGCTACGGAAGTCTTCTGCCATAGCTTCCTCTACTTCATTTATAGAAGCATTCTTATATTCAGGATGATGTTTTACATAATCATCGTATACGATCTGTCTTTCTCTAGGAGAATGTACAAGTAGGTTTATATAATGCCAAGCTTCATGATACTGAATACCTTTCCCAGCACCTTGTCCAAGGATAATATTACCTATTCCGTTAGCAGCTAATCTAGTAACACCATATACTCTAGGACCATTGGAAGCGGCTCTCATTACTCCATTGAATACCATTACTTGATCTACAGATAAACCTAGTTTATCCATTAACCAAGATTTAGCTTCACGTAAGTCTTGAGATATTCTATTCACTTCATTTTCCTCAGTAGAATACATCCCAGTAACATAGAAAGTAGGTTCTAATCCAACTTCTTTGAATACCTTCTCTAACATAGATTTGATGAACATCTGAGGTTTACCATCCAAATCATATAAATATACGAAGTTTTCCTTAGATACCTTCTGACCAAGAGAAGCAGCGAATTGTTCGCGTTCCTCACTAGTCATATATCTAGCTACTTTAGGGGCACTAGCATCAGGTTGTTTAAGAGATTTAACTAACTCTTGAGCTTTAGCTCTTCTACTCTGACGATTCTCAGAAGTAGGTTTTACTTTAGGTTGTTCTTCTACCTTTTCCTCTACTGGTTTCTCAGGCTGTACTTCTGGTTCTTTTACTGGCGCTGGTTTAGTCTCAACAGGTTGTGCTACACTAATCGGTTCAGTAGATACTGATACTGGGGTCTGAGCTTCATTCACAGTTATGTCTTCTGCGTATATAAAACCGTCTCTAAAGGCATAGTCACCCATATCAGTTAACAATTTACCACTATTAACCACCCAAGCTATTGCCGGTGGAGCAACTTTGTCTTTTACTAGTTTGCCTTCTTTCTCTGAGATACCCAATTCAGCTAAAGTAAACTCAAGCTCCCCAGGATATAGTACTAGTTTTTCATCTCCAGGTTTAAGTACGCGAACAGCAAGATCTCTAAGTCTTTCTGGTAAAGATTGACTAAGAACATTCTTATCCATGTTCCAGTGATAGTTCTACATCATATACCACAAGATAGCCTTCCTAGCCATTGGGTTAGTCTTTACTTCGCTTAATGGTACATCAGTTCTAAAGTATAGACCATTTCTATCACTTCTAGGACTAGCAAAGTAGAACAATTCTGTTTCGGGATCAAAGCCTAATTGCTTTTTAGCTAGGAACTGTACTTCTTCCTGTTTTTTAGCTGATAGACGTGTTTTCTCACCTTGGTTAACTATCAACGGTAGTACTCCATACGGATCACCATCTGTAATCAAATCAAGTACATATTCCATAAAGTTAGAATATGATCCATTAGGAGTAGGATTTCCAGCTTCATCGTGACTTCTCAACTTAATGTCAGAAGGTTTCTTAATACTTTCGTCTCTAAAGAATTTTTCACTCAAGTATACTGGAACAGTATATCTACCTCTTGGAGTAGCAGAAGGCTTTGGAAATATAACCATCTTGCCAGCAAATCCTCCACTACTAGCTAATACTTCATCAGTACCTAACTGTTTGATAGCAAACGGATCCGCCTTATAACCTACTTGAATACCACCAACTCCATAACCAAATGTACATTCAGTCAGTATCTTATTAGGATCCAAAGGAATCTGGAATGTTTTACATTCAGATAACTTTCTGAAGATAGGTTTATTACCATCTTTTTGGTTATTAAATGTACCATTAGATACATTTACTTGAGTAGGTACTACATGAGTAAGTCCTTCTTCTGGTAGTACGTATTTTCCATTCTTGTCCTTCTTACATTTCTATAAGTAGAAAGATACTATCTTTTCTTTTTGAGCAGCAAGAGTATTTAAGTCTTCGGCAGCTTTAGACTCTTTAGGTACACTACCTAGTCTGTGTTGATAGTCGATTGCAGCTTTAGCGTTGCTTCTATATGCCGCAGCATATATCTCTCCATTCTTGTCTATAATCATGTAGACAGCTGCATTTCTATATGTAGTTGGATCATTAGGATCAAAAGCAGCTTCATTTGAGGACATAGTAGGTCCCGGAACAAAGTATACCTTAGCATCAGATAAGAAATTAGGATCACCCATAGCCTCTCCTAACTCTTTTCCTGAGTGTATATTCTTTGCTCCTTTTACTTTGAATGGAAGATCCATAGGCTTAGTAGCATCTGGTCTATAAAATAATGTTCTTCCTACTAACCAACTATTCATTATGCTAGTAGAAGACGAAAGACCCGGTACTATACCCTTTTCCTTCTCCTGTTCATTAGCTTTTTCCGATAGGGTCTTAGTAGAATCATCAGAGTATTGTTCAGCTAGATTCTCTTTCTCAATCTGTTCTTTAGTAACCTCTTTACCATTCAAGAACATTCTACCTTGATTATCTATAAAGTAGTCCTCTGCATCAGGAAATGCTTTATTTGCTGATCTTTCTAGAGCTACAGGATCAATGAAAGGAAGTTCTTCTGGTTGATCTTCTATCATAGTAGCTTTTATAGCATCTGGAATCTCGGGTTCTGTTTGAGGATCTAAGAAAGGATTATCATCAGATGTTAAACCAAAGTCATCGTCAGGATCTCTAAAGTTAGATGCATCCATAAGATTTTCCATATCTATCTTATCTTGTGTATCGTCTTTAGTATCTCTAGTTATCTCCTCTTCAGTTATATCATCAACAGTTCTTTCGTTTGATACATCTTCAGCATCATCTGCTACAGTAACTAGATCACTTATATCCATCTCTTCTATGTCTCCAGTCTCTTCATCCTTAGCAATTAACTTATCTTCTTCAGATTCAGTGTATACATCCTCTACCAGACTAGTTTCTTCTTCTCTCTGCTTAACATCTAAGTCAGTTGATGCTATTTGAGATCCAGAGTTATCTCCTTCTCCAGTTGGAGTAAAGTCAGGCTCTTCTTCTGATATCATCTGAGTATCTTGTGTATCCTCATTCTGAGCATCTTCTATTTCGCTTACTTCACTATAAGATCTGTCATTCTAAGTATATCTATCAAGATCTGCCTTAATAATATCATTAGCATACTTTCTAGCAGCATTTACAGACTCGTCTATAATATCATTTTGCTGTACATCTCTATTGTATCTAGCAATTATAGATCTATCGCTAGGAGTTTCTTGACCGTTGTCTTGTGCTTCCTTTGTATATCTATCACGTACTTCTTGTTGTTCTTGTTCTGATAACTGTGACCAGTTACGAATGTTGAAGTCAGCACGTCTGTTCATATCAGTTCTAAGTACCACTCCGTTCTAATATGCAGCACGTCTGTTTACAGCCTTACTAAGTAATCCAACAAGTATATTTTCATCTGCTATCAATTGTTCTAGTTCTGGATCAGTATTGATTCCAAATATATCTTTAAGCTATTTGAACATCTACTTATCCTTCTTAGTAGCATCTTCTAACTATTTTTGTTTACGATTAATGTGATATACTACAGAAGCTATATTCTCGTCACTAACATCCAGACCGTTCTTCTTTGCTTGAGCAATAAAGGATTGCATGTCTTTGAGCTGTTTTTTCAGCTTATTAAGAACGTTAAGAGTGGTGAATGTCTACTGGGCGTCTCTTACTATGCTAACTAGGTTCTCTTTAACTCCCCATGTTTCTCTTTCTGTATCAGATAGATTATTCCAATACTCGTCTACTACGTTTTTAAACTCGTCAGAACTATATACTTGATTTACTTTTTCAGCGAGTTTCTTGTTAGCTTCCTTAGCTTGAGAGTTAAATACACGTTCTAAGTCGTATGCCTTCATTGCATTCTTAGCAAACGTTTTATGCTCTTCACTGCCTACTTTAATTCCTAATTGATCTAAGTTCTCAGATACATTAGGATTATAGTATATACTCTCTAACTGTCTAGCTTTCTTGATATCTTCATCTATATCTTCTTGAGTAAGACCTTCTGGAGTAAATCTATCTCTAATGTCCTGAAGATTCTGAATCACATCTTGAGTATAGCCCTTCTTTACTGCATTATACCATCTGTCTACCTTAACATCTTCTTCTTTATTACTAATGTCATAAGCCGCCATATTACGCAATATCTTATTAGATTTCACATCTCTAATAAGTTGATGACCATCAGATATAGTAGTACCAGCGCCACCCATTAACAAACCGATAAGAGCACCAACTTTCATGTTCTGCTCTAGTTCTTTATCATTATTTAAAGCTTCATCAGGATGTAAACCCATCAGAGCCATATTGGCTTCTGCACCATATTGGAAGTTCTTAAAGAATGCATCCAGCAACGTCATCTTCTTGGGATCATACTTAGAACTTAATTCGTAATCTCTTTGAATTAAGTACTGCTGTCCTTCTTCTGTACCCTCTCCGAATGCGGTTACTCCAAGTTTAGTACCTAAACCTACCACAGTATTAAGTACATCTCTATACTTATTGGCTTTAAATACGTCTTTAGAAGCCATTCTGTATAGAGCTTTGTTTATTCTGTTATCTATAAACTTATCGGCTATATCCGCAACCTTAGTAAGTCCAGTGGCTTTAGCTAAACCTTTACCTCCCTGCTTGAGTAACTCTTTTGCTGATTTCACAGCAAGCTTACCTCCATAAGAGTATAAAGCCATATCCATGGCATCCCATACTCCTAAAGCCATGTTAGAAGTAAAGATATTATCCAGACCATTGTATGCACTAAGTTTGATATTCTCAAAATTAGGATCATCTGTTTTGATATTATACAAGAGCATATCTTCAAGAATCTACGGCATGGTCATTTCATCTGTATTAATCCCTCTAGCTTGTAGTTTCTCAATACCTTGGTCTAATATTCTATCTACATCCAGATTACCTGAATCCATTTGATTTACTATGTTATTCAAGTAAGCATCAAATACTTCGGCATTAGTTTCTTGAGTACGTTGATAATAACTGTTAGCTGCATTTAAACCAAACTCCCCAATAGCTAACAAAGCAGCTGAATAGGGATTTCCTTTCTTAGCAGCAGTTTTTGCAGCCATACTTACTAATCTACCAAGAGTAGCAGTTTCTACAGTAGAAGCAATTTCTCCTAAAGAGGAACCTAATTGTGGTATTGCATAAGGATATGATTCCAGATCTCCCCAAGCAAATTCATTATTGTTTACTCTCTCTCTAAACTCTGGGGATATTTGATTAGGATCGAAGAACCAGCTACCTTCTTTTAATATACTTTGGCGGTCTTTAATCTTTTGTACTTTAAGTTCTTGAGATGTTATACTATCATCGTATACCTTCTGTAAACTGTTTATAATACCAGTTCTATCAGGATTATTCCATACACTTTCTTTAGGCTTGATATTTAATATAGCATCACCATAACCAGTTTTAACGTACTCCTCGTATGCCTCAGCTTTGTTATCAAACATAGTAGATATACTAAGCATAAGTCTATCCCATAATGGTACTTTCTTAGGATCTACTTGCAACCCTATGGAAGTTGTTTTCTCTCCAGTAATACTGTTTGTTTCAAATCCATCGTAGTACAGAGGAGCTAACTTACTGTTACCTCTTATCAGTAACTCATAAGTCTAAGCATTCTGATCCAAATACGTCTATAACTGAGTTGCTTCCTATGGATCACCTTCTCCTGCACTTTGTATCTGATTTAATCTTTGTAGTTTCTCTTCATAGTCTTTCAAGAACTCTATACTTTGCATAGTACGTAGTTCTTTTCTGGCTAAATCACCTTCTAAGGATCTGATATTTGTTTCTACTGCTTTCTCTACAACAGATTGACCTAACTGGCTATTATATATATCGTAACCTTCTTTTATTGCAGTAACTGCATTAGGAGTAATAGCAATACCTGTAGCAACATTAAGTATTTTATACCAGTTATAGTCATTACTTTTTTCTTCCGGAGTTTCAGTACTGCTCTTTCTAGTATATATGTCTGCTAAGTTAGAAGGTATATCATAATCATACTCCTATACCTACTATTTCCTCTCAGAAGTAGTAGGTATATTTTGTACGGTATCCATAGAACCATAAGTCATGGCGTTCATTTTGGGAGCGCCTACCATGAATTTGTTATCTTCCATATTATCTTAGATATCTGTTAGCTGAATCTTCTGCCTATGAATATTTTTCTTTAGTTCCAAGTGTTCTGATTTGTCGTTCGTAATTGGCATTTCTGGTAATAGTAGCTTCATTATTACCTATCTGTAGAGGATAAGTAGCATCAAACTCTACATACAGATCGGAATCATCTAGTTTCTTTCTAGTTAACTTCTTAGTGGTTTCTCCTTTTAGTACCTCTCCAGTTTCTGGATCATATTCTTGTTTGATCTCTATCTACTGTTTATCTATAATATCTCCCAGAGATACTACTTTACTACCTATTAACTTAGAGAAGTCTCCTTTACTAATTGATTCAAAGCCGATGTTTCTTAACTGATCTATAGGTATGTATACTTTACGTTTGTGGTATACCTCGTTATTATCACTAAGTACTTGACCAGATCCTTTAACGATAACATCTCTAAATTGGTCGTTATACCAAGCTTGTTGAATAGTAGCCATTGCTACAGATCTGTCTTTCCATGCTTTCTTTTGTTTTTCATCTGAAGCATTCTGCATGTTACTCATTGCATAACCTAGAGCTCCATTCTCATATCCAAGTAATCCAAACGTCATATCTGCGCCAAGTGTCATGTTAGCAGTACTATTAGTAAGTTTTGCATCTTTACCGAGAGCCTCCCCGCCACCTTCCACAAGTAGACTAGTATCTACTTCTTTAGATAGAGGTTGACTAATCATGTCTAATAGTTTTCTAGAAGCACTGTTTATTCCAGAAGCTTTACTTAAACTGTTCCATGCCACCTTGAGGTTATTACTCATATTTCTACTTGCCTTCTGGTATATTTCAGAATTAGCTTGTCCACTAGCTACTGCTGATCTTTCTTCAGGAGTCAAACCTCCTAAAACAGCTAAATTGTTCTGTACAGTAGTAGTAGCAAGTATTCTAGATAAGTCTGGCAATACATTACTAGTATTTGAAGCTCCGGCTGCCTTTGCCTTCAGACTGTATTTTAATTGTTCTATAAAGGCAGGATCTACATCGTATTTAGGTCTACGAGTTCTGTCAATTTGTGATTGAGCTACCGCATTAATAAATTGAGATTTGGCAGCATTTGCATCACCGTTATTCATAGCTAAATACTCTTCAAAGTACTTTTGACCTTGTGGAGTATCAATTAAATCATTAAACTTAGCTGTAGCTACCGCCATAAGATCTTCCATATTATTACCAGTTACTATATATCTAGTACCATTCACATAATCTGTACCTAAGAAACCCGGTTTCAGATCATTAAAGTAAGGAGTACTAAGTTCGTTCAGATTCATATAAGCTACTGGAGTAATGTCATCAAATATTTTACCAGTACCTAGTGTATCATAGTTAGCTATGTCTGACTTGTCCCAGCTGTCTTTGAGTCTACCTTCTGCTTTCATCTTAGCTCTTGTCTATAGACCCATTCTCTAATAGTCTGCACTTTCCTTTAACTGAGACAGAGCAGCATAATCTACACTATTTATTAATGATTGTAGTTGAGCTCTATTACTAGCGTCCTTCATATAGTCAGGATTAGATACCATTTGATTAATGGCATTCTGAAAGTCTTCTCTGCCAATAGTCATATTGTAATAATTTTCTGTATCTACTCTGGAAGGTGATCTAAATTCTCCAAACTTCTGTAACTGTGTAGTAAATTGTTCTGCCGCTTGATCTACTGCTTGTTTTTGTGCCGCACCTATTCTGTATAACTCACCAAAATTGATAGGCACATAAGTATTAATAAACTAAGCCTATGCGGCTTGATCGTACATATTTGCTGCCATATTATCCTTTCTTAAATTTTTTCATGAATGATGCGAAATCACTTGCTTTATAACCAGCTTCTAAGAATGGTCCATACATTTCTAACATAGCCATATCTCTAGATTTCTGATTCTTCATAAGTTGTTTGTTCTGTGCGTACTGACTCAATTGACTCAAAGCTGTTCTCTGAATGTTTCTAGCAGCAGCTCTGCTTCTAGCATTCATATCTACTGCCATATTAGTAGCATTAACTCTTTGTTGCCCTAAACTATTCAAGGTACTAGCATAATCTGCTTTATACTAGTTATTAACATTGCTAGCTGTAGAATATAAATCCGATATAGCTTTGTTAGCTGCAACCTGACTCTGAATTCTATACGCTAGATTAGCTCCGGTATTAGGATTGTAGTTAGCTGCATTGTAGTTACTGATAGCTCTGTTCTCACGGATAGCTCTCTTAGCTGGACTAATATCGAATCTACGGTTAGCCATTGTCTAATTTATCTGTGCTTCGTATGGATTATATACTGCATTGAAAGACTCAGGTTTTGCATACATATTAGATATAGTAGGGGCTAAAGCTGCAATATCTGTGAATAGATTCACTATCCCGGAACCCCAATCATTACTAGGAGTACTAGTAACTGTAGGATTAGATGTAGCAGGAGTAGAAGTACTAGAGGTAGAAAATATGTACGGAGCTGTTTCATATGGAACTCTTGCTTGTGTTTCTCCACTAAGATCCAATGTGTTCTCTACTGGTGTTATAACGTTAGAGTTTGTAGTTGCAGTACCTCTTGGTTTAACAGATTTCTTAGGAATAACAACTTCATTTGGTCTACTAACGGTTTCTCCACTAAGATCCGACAAATTATCCACTTGATCTACCATGGTAGGAGTAACATTAGGGAGATTAATGTTCAAGCCAGAAATTTGGTATTGAGGAGTAAGTACTTTATTAGGATCCATGTTTGTATTAAAACCAGAATAATCTCTTATTGGAACTGCCTAATTTCTATCGTTTACTCTATACTTATTTCCTTTATATGAAAATGTTTCTCCAATTCCATAAAAGTATTCTTTACCAGACTATTCATCCCTATACCTAAAACCACGTTTTGTACCACCATCAGCAAATTTCTAAACAGACTGCTTCTTTTTAGTTCCTTCTTGTATGGCAAATAGTCTATCGTATATCATCTAGTCATGCATCTAATTTAACATAGTTGCGTTCTCTGCATACTTATCTTTAGCTTTACTTGTTTTTTTAGACATTAATCTCTTACCCATCTGTGCAAATGTTTCTTTACTTCCCGGTACTTTTCTCTTATCACTAAGTATTCTAGTACCTTCTGGTAAGTTAACCAAATTACTATCTGTTGGTTTACCTTCTTCTGGTACATTAACTATATCTCCTTGTGGAGTATTGAGTACCTCTCCATCATCTACATACGCTAAACTACTAGCTGTACCTCCGTAAGCCATTGTCTGTATATCTGTATCGTAGTCTTGATAGAATTCCTATTCATTCTAATAACCCATAGCTAAACTAGCCTAATTACTTCTAGCATTAGCTATAGCTCGATCTCTTTGTCTCTCTATCTTTCTTCTATTCTTTTTTCCACCTCTGATACCAGTACCGTAATTAACAGTAATATTATCATCGTATGGATTAGATTGTAGATTTACTTTACCTTTATTACCTGTTATACCAGATGCTAAACCAGCAACTCCACCAACTATTGCTCCTACTGGTCCACCAACTGCAAATCCGGCTGCTGCTCCCTTAGCTGCCCCGCCGATTGTATTAGTTACAGTTTGCATGTTAGCTTCTCCTTTAGTAGTAGCTGTAGCAGGAGCAGTTACATTACCTATCATAGAGTTAATAGCATCTCCAGCTTGACCTATACCTCCTATTCCTTGACCACCTGCACTAGCTCCACCAAATAAGTTCTATACTTTAGAACCAAATAACGGATTAGCAGAACTACCAGGGTTATAGTTACCAGGTGCATATTGCTGTACAGATGCTGGAGCTGTTAATTGTGTAGGCAACTGCTTACTGAAATCCGTCTATAGATACGGGGATTGTAGTGTCTGTGGGTTATAAGAAGTACCACCTCCTGAAAAACAATTCTTTTTATTTACTTTTCTCATACTAATGAATATCTATATGTTGTGTTAATATTAGGGAGTTTGAAGTTGCGCTGATTGTCACAGTTAATTAAGTAATCACATATCATGTATTTACCTTTCATTCTACCAGGTAATGACATATCATCTTTACTTTCTTTCTCTCTACCCACAGCAAATCTATATGTATCTTCTCTTTGTTCTATTGGATTACTTACTTCAGTATCATCTTTGAAGATAGTTCCTTCTTGAGTCTTAGTAGTAAACTTAATATCCTACATCATCTCTTGAACATTATCGAACTCTCCACTAAAGAATACATTATCATAAGTTTTAGTAAGTAATGGATCCTTATTAATTATAATCTATAACTTAGAACGCATCTTATTTAACGGAAAATCTGCGTTTTCTTGTATCATCTAGTCTTTGATATACAAGAGTCTATCTGGGAATGCTAAACAGTTATCTGGATTAAGCGTATAGAATGATGAAAACTGTTGTAGCTATTCATTGTATACTAGATCCTTATCCTCAAATCCCATCTGTACTTCATTAAACTTAGGATCGTATATACTTACTTTAGCTTTCTTAGTATTATCGTTAAACCACGATTGTACGCTCTTTGCTTTAGATAACTTCTGTACTTGATTAGTATATGAACATACTTCATTTTTACTATCATCATACCAATACAAACCACTAGGAGTACCAATGATACTCTTATCATTAGGTGTATCAGAACCATTAGAAGTAGTTACATAATCATATCTATCTAGTACTCCACCAGTACCTAATACTAGTGATGCTTGATCGTTATCCGTAATCAAAGATCTATCTCTAACAGCGGCAATACCTACAGCATCCTTCTACCAGAATAATAACTAATCGTTGAAGTTCTTTAGATTAGTTATATCTCCATGAGATGAATCTACATCTAAGTAATCGGCAGCTTTGAAACTAGTCCAACTATCTGTTATTTCATTAGCTGTCTTAGTACCAGAGTATCTGATTCGATTACCAGACTTAAGATTACTTATAGAGTAAGTAGAATCTACTGCATACATCTATGCATCAGGTTGGATACTGTATGCATCATTATATGCATAATATGGTTTCTCTTGACTATGACCTCCATACGATCCACCAGCAGCAGTTATACCTAGATACGGGTCAACGTAATCTAATCCACCACTTGCAACTCTAGATGCTGATTGACCATACATTAGAGCCATGTTGATAGTAGTTTCAAATGGAATGTAATCTGATATAGATATACCACAGTAAGTATCTGGACATTGTTTATCTCCTGTAAGCTGTGGAATATAGATCACAGTCTTATTATCCAGTACTCCTAAGTAAGTATCGCCACCAAACACATTAATATAACTACTAGATTCATTCTCTATTAAGTGACTACTATAAGTACTTATGTATATAGAGTTACTACGAGCATTATAAGTATTACCACCATAAGGTATATTAGTAGTCTTAATGTTTACTACAGGTGTAGTGAATGGAGTATAGTTGAACTGTTGTATAGCAGAAGCTACTCCAGAGTTAGCTTTAGTAGATAAATTATTAGAAGTAGACATATCTGTACTAATATTATTAGGTACACCTATGTTGTTATTACTTCTATTTATTACTAAGCAGTTACCAAAGTAACCAGTCTTATTAGCATTAGTTCCATTATCTTGATCTTGGTTATGTGATACTGAAGCATTTAGGTATGTCTTTCCAGCAATGGATGAATGTCTAGATACAGCATCGTTCCATTCTAGAGCTTGCATAATCATAGGATTAGTAACCTCAAGTATATCAAACTTACCTCTTACACTATTACTTAGACCAGTATAATGAGCTACATAACGCTTACCAATCATATTAGTTATACCATTAAATTGGTGTCCTAGTTGCATAGTACCATCTATTGATATAAGGAACATATTGTTATAATCATCAGAACTTGATACCAAATCACCAGCTCTAAACTGATACTTATCGCTCTTCTGAGCTTTCATCTCTCCACTTACCTGAGTATGCTCTACGATCAATTGAGTTCTGTCAGAAGAAATATAAGCACCATAGTAATTTTTATCACCAACATTTACTACTCTATTAGTTCTAGGATCCAAATACATACACAGATCACCTGTACATCCTTTAATACTAGCAGCCATATCATCCTTGTTCATGTCTATTTCAGGACTTATCAGAGTTACTATACTACTATCTACTCTTTCTCCTAGCAACCATTTATAAACAAAACCAGTAACAGTAACATGGAAGCCATTCTTCTGATATGAGTTACCTAAGAATGTGTAAGGACGTCTAGTATTTTCGGATGCTATATCATACTCAGCATCTCTAACAGAGTGATACGGATACGATACAGTGGCTGATACTACAGCTTGTGTTAATACAGTTCTATCTTCCTTAGTTCTCTTGCATCTTACTATCTGATATGTGTGTGCACCATCAGGATAGTTCTTAACATTGAACCTAATACCTATTGGCTTTCCTTTCAATGATTGGTTATCTACATACCAAGGACATGCTTCATAACAATGTGGAAACTTAATATCTCCGATCCAATATACAGGAGTAGCAATATTCTTATCATTAAAGAATACTATACCATATCTGTATATTTCATCTCTATGATGGCTTCTATACTTAGAAGCAAAGTAGGGATCAGCGTAGTTCTTAAACCTACTATCAGATGCACTACCTAGAGTAACAGTTTCTACTAGAGAACCATCTAGTTTGTTTATACGAATGGTATTATCTTTAGTAACATTAGTAGTTATAGACAGAGTATCTTGATACTGTTCATCTAGAGTAATATCAGTAGTAATAAACTCATAGTCTATGTTCAGACCAGTACCTCCAAGTACAGTAGTACCAAACTTATACTTGGTTACATTAGCTGCACTCATTGCATAGTCTGTCAAGTTATATGGGTTTATGCAGTCATGATCTTCTGGTATATCTCTTAAGTAAGAGTTCAGAGTAGAATTAGATAATGTAACATCTATATTCTAATCGGAACTAGCTCCTTTAAGTATCAATCTACCATTAGAAGTAAAACGATACGCTCTAGCATCGTAATCAGGTTTCCATGTAGCTTCAGTTATATTAGCAGCGAATAAGATATTATCCTTAGCTTCTATCGTTGCAGCTGCAAATGATGATTCTTGTGTCTTGTTAAACTCTTCTATGGTTAAAGTGTTAAGAGCAGTTCCACCAACATCAGTGAAGCTGTACTCTTTAATAGAAGCAGATATAGTAGCTTCTTGGAATACTTCTATAATAGGATCCTCTGTATAATCACTGTAATGTATACGTATCAGTCTAATACTATCAAATAAACCTTCAGGTATATCATTAAGTTTAACAGTGAAGTTAACACTCTTACCAGAGTTAAGATCCTTATTAGCACCCATATATTGCTGCTAGCCTATTGACACATTGCTAGTAGTAAGATGTATAGCATTACTTACTGGAGAGAAGTTAGTACTAGAACCACGAGCATTGAATAACTGATATGAATATTGTACCATACCTGTTTTCAACTGACCACCACCTAATGATGTTACTTCAGGTTGAGTAAGTAAAGCAGAAATCTGTATATCTAGTAGACTAGGATTCTTCAGATTACCTGCACTATCAAGGTACGAATTCTCTTTACCAGATACATATACATACTTATCATCCATTATGTTAAGAGTCCTTATGATCTACTCTGGACAAGCTATGTACAGTTTAATAATTCCTTCTGATTCGTAATTAGCTACTATCTTAATATTAGAGTCTACAGTATAACCCAGCTTACCTTTTACTACTATAGTATGTTTCAGAGGTGGGTTATCATAATTATCTACTCTATGAATTCTATTTACATGAGCATCATCTACAGTAATAATAATCCCATACTTATCTATAGTAGTAGTAGCTAGTATCTTTTCATCATAGAACAGAAAGTCTCCTCCTTCTACTAACTTTACATCCTGTATGTTCTACAGTACACCAGTGCTCCCATCAGTATCAGTTATAACGCGAACATTCTCAGCATAACGATACTAGTTATTAGGAACCATAGTAATGTCAGCATCTAGGTTCAATCCTCCTGTAAATGTATTTGTCTGTAATGTATTACTCATGGTCTATTCCAGTTATATAATATTTGTTCATCTCCTGTAGTTTCAAAGAAAGTATCATGATCTCTGAATTCAGTATATGGTTTATGCCATACGTTCTTGATAGTTTCTAGTTCATCTACAGTAGGCATCATGGCTTCTGCATAAGCTTGCTTGCGATAGAAGTTCCATGAGCTTCTCATATCATAGTATATGTTCTAACTAAGTTGTCCTTTCAAGTACTTAGGATAGGACATCTTCATTGCTACGTACCAGAAAATAGCTTCAAAGTATGAAGGTATATCTGGTATCATAGGCATACTATCTTCATCAGTAGGTATAGCGTGATAAGATACTTTAACCCAACCACATGGTACATTAACTGTAATGTAACCCGGTTTAGTAGAGTACTGTAGGCTAGTATTGAATGTAGCAGGATTACCTACTATAAGTCTACCATTGTTACTAGGTACAGTATACTGATTTACTAAAGCACTAAGTGTTTGTTTAATGTTCTAATCACTGTTGAGTATCTCTAATGCATCCTTATCATTATCTAAGTTAAAGATATTCTTTACTAGTGGAAGTAAAGCATTATCTTGTATCAACATCTTAGGATCACATTCTCCACACTTCTTATATATACCAAAAGAGTTAGTCACCTTTCTCATTGGTAACCAACCACAACTATTCTCAAATGAGAAGTGTGGAGAATGTGATCCTAAGATGTTGATACAACTTGATTTAATCTATACAGATCACACGGTAGTTTAGCTTGATAGTCACATATCTTCAGATTAGCTACTTTGTGTTCTAACTATTGAACAGCTCCAATCTTTTCCATGGCTTCAGATATCCACTCTCGTATGTCCGTTATTTTAATATCGTCTTCTTTTAAATCCAAATCAGCTATAATCTTAGCAATAACTGCTTTGGATGATACCATATTATTATTTATCATAATTATTATCTTTGTGATATTTCCATTTAAATCCGTACGCTGATTTGTATTTTCCCTAACAACATCTTTTTATAGATACTCTTTTGTTAATATTGCCCATATGTTTTGCAGCGTCTGCTATAGAATCATATGTGCACATATAAGTATTATCTAATGAGTACATATCTATCTTTTTTCTCTGTGATGCAACAAGGGCACTGGTTTTCATCCATTCTGATTTTTTCTATAGACTTGACTCGCTCCACTGTCTGTTTTTATTACTATTAGCAATTATCTACTTATGAGCCTCTGATATAGCGTGTCCACTATTGTGTATTCCAGTGGTTTTTCCTGCAACCTTACATATATTGTAGTCACCCAGTTCATCTATATATTTCTATTCGATAAATAGCAAAGTATCCTTCACGTCTTCGCAAGTTTCTAATATCAAAAAACCGAAATGTTTCTATCCATATTTATTGAAAGCGCGCTATAATATAGTATTAGAATGTTTATTATTACATAGTTCATTGAAATGCTAACGGTATCTTCTTCTTATAGAGCTGCTAGATCCAATATATTTTTTATTGTTCAATAGATTAACTATAGCGTATACCCCAGATACGTCATCAAATTGGTACTATCCGTCCTACTTGAATTCAAATATATTATCGAATTTCAACATAATCGTGTTCTCTATTCTTAATTATCTATGCTAGCCTTCTCTTATTAGCTCTTGAAGCTACGAACTAATACTTTGTCTTATTAGTAAGTAGACAATCCTTCTTACTCCACAGGAATCTAAACTTGTAGTAATTACTGTGTTCGTTAATAAAGTAAATAGGTTTACCTTGTATCTTACTTTCGTGATAATCTATTCTTAGGCTCTTGTTATCAAAGTTCTTAGGCTATCTCTTAACTATACTTAGATTACCAAGTCTACATGGAAGTTTAAACTCTCTGCTGTTATCCATAACTTCCTCTACTATATACTTAAAGTAATCTTCAACTATATGTCTGTATGTTTTGTAGTCAACATCATATACAGTGTCTCTTTCGATCTAAGATAAGTAGAACTCATAGAAGTCTGTTATAGTATACGATTTCTTCATTGCTATCTAACATTAATGTTCTACATATCATCTCTAGAGTTATTAGTTTCATCACTAGGCATTTGATGCATGATATTTAACTCTTTACTAAAGATCATATCTTTAATAACTGGTATCATATGTGCAGGTACAGGATACTCACTATCAGGATCAAAGCATTCATTTAAGTCTGCTGGATTCTCTGCTATGATTCCTATCTCTACCCATTCTAGTTGATTGTCACTACCTTCGATATATAACCTGTTGTTCTTAATATAAGCGATGTAATCACCACAGGTATACTTTCTGTATCTTTGATATTTCATTTTAGTTTCATGACCTAGCTGAATAAGGTTACCGTACATGTCCTTGACATATACTAAACCGGTCCTGAAATGGAAGTCTATTAGTTTAGGTAGTTCTATATTACTCTTATACTCTATCTTACCAGCCACAGTATCTACTTTATCTAAGTGTATACATGGCATAGTCTAAATGTACATTGGATTAATATCTCTACCTTTGTCTATATCTTGCTTTATGAGTACAGCTCGATAATTAGCTATCCATTGTTCGATCTATATTCTACTTATATGTTCTGATTCAGCTACAGAACTATTGCGCAATTCAAGTAGAATATCATCAATAATAGTATTTAAGGTATTTAATTTCATAATGCATTATTTATTAAATATACTTATAACGTATTTTAAGCTTCTCTAAGCTCTTTTGTGTGTTGGATAGTACAACTGATCGACCAATATAATAGCGTTTGTCTAAACGTCTTAAAATAAAAAAGGCTAGTATTAACTAGCCTCATTCATTGCATTCTGTATGTTCTATGGTAACATCTGTTTCATCTAAGGTGGAACCATATTACTTGCCTGCTTTATTAAATCTTTAAGTTCTTTAACCTAATCTTGTAGTTCCTATATTCTAGGATCTTCTTTCTCAGGTTCTTTCTCTGTATAGTCTAACTACTTAAGTATAGCTTCACATTTTGTCATTTCTTCATCATACCTAGCAACAGCTTCTTTCTTTGCTTTGTATTCATTGTAACTAGACTTAACCATGTTGACTATATGCTGTTTATCTGTAGCTACAGTAAGACCTAATTGAGTATCATTAATCAATGATTTACCTTCTTCTACTGTTAGCTTCTTCTGTTCACCACCACAACTTATAACTATGTCTACTAGCTTCTTTCTATTCTAGTTAGGCATTGGAAACTACTAAGGTGGTAGTGGTTCATCATACACTTTAGATACACTTACTATATTACCAGCAAAGTAATTAGTACTCTTTTTGAATGTACCTATAATTTCTAATACGTATATAGGGTCACCTATACTTAGTTGTGAGAATGTTATCATAATAAGTATTTGTTTAAGGGCTCCGAAGAGCCCTTGTTAAAATTAAGCATTCGCAGCAGCTGGTAATACGATGTGATTTACAGTTTGAAATATTCCATTAGCTTTGTTGTAATAGATTAAATATCTGTTACCTGTAGAAATTTCTTCTGTAGCCATCTGATCACCTGAGCCGTTAATTAGAGCTCTTGCTCCTGTAGAAGTAGTTGTAGTAGGATTTACCTGATTGGCTGTTCTAGTAGTATCAATACTTACTAGAGAAGCCGCTGTTACTGTAGTAGCGGGAGTATTTACTATATTTAATAAAAACATTCCTTCACAAGGAAGCTGTCTCCATATTCTAGGACAGATACCATAAGTAACAGTATTGTTGGTAGTATCAGTAGTAACATAGATTGTTCTTAATGACGGTATACCAAAATTATCAATCGTTCGTACTCTACTTCTATTAAATGGATAGGGATTAAAGGTAAAAAACATAATTACCTCCTTTCTTAACATCCACAGCCACAACCGTCGTTATAGCCGTAGCCATTAAAACCGTAACCAGTGAAACCACCGTTGCAGCCATAAGGGTTGCATGTTAAATATGCAGGAACCGGACAAGGTCTAATCTAATTAACGATATTAGCTGTCTGAGCCTATTGTGAAGCGGACAATTGTAGTGCGGCTTTGTCTTCACGTAAGCTATCGATCTTGTTCTGCATTTCACGCATTTCAAGTTGACAGAATTTATCATTGATTATCTACGTCTGAGCGTCTATCTTTGCTCCGATTATATTAAACTTAGATGCGTTATCAGACATCAAGTTGTTGAATCCAGATGTAATAGCGTTCTGCAATGTATTAGTTTGGTTGCAGTTAGCTAACTGGTTTTCATAACCCATTTTAGTAATGTTATTATTTACACCTGCGATAGATTCTCTTACATCGCAGCAGCAACTTGCCAGTTGTGAAGCTAATTGCGCATTACCAGAGGTAATTGCATTGATAACTTGACAACCTGTCAGTTTAGTATCACAAGCAATCTGACTAACACTAGTGTTGATTGTATTTAAAGCGTTCTGTACTGAATTGATATCACAGTTCAGAGTATTTGACAAAGTACTGATAGCTTCCTTATTACCATTGATAGCTTGCATCAACAGGTTAGTATTAGCGTCAGTATTCAACTGAGAAGCAAGTTGAGAAGCTTCACCGCCTCTGTTACCGAAGCCGTTGCCTCCCCAGCCACCCCAGCAGAAGAAGATCAGGATGATCCAGATCCACCACCATCCGCCGTTACCGCCGAATCCGCCATTGTTATTCATCATAGCCATCAAAGCAGCAGGGTCCATACCTTTATTTGCGTTCTGCATTAAAGCAGCCAGACCAGCGTCGAAACCGCGGTCTTGAAGGATAATTTTATCTTCTAACATAATTGTTGATTTTATTTAGGATTGATTTTATTTGATTAATATCTAATGTAGCGCACAGAACGACCACGTTTGAGTTCATCTTCGTAGGGAAACATTTTCTCCTTCTCATAGTCCCTCTCGTCGTATTCTCTGTCATATTCTCTACGTCTACCATATGAAGATCTTCCCATTCTTCCGCCTCTACGAAAGTTACCGTAGGCTTCATCATCGTCATCATCTTCATATCTGCTGTAGTTTCTGTCGAAGAGTTCATCTTCAGCTTCTCTAATCTTGTCGCACATGATATAAATATAGTAATACCACATCTTACCTTCGTCGATATCTTTGTCACATAACCAAGCTTTAGCTAGTTCTACAAAGTACTTAGCGTTGTTAGAGCCAGTCATGTTAACTATCACTCTATAGTAATCAGAGTAAACCATATTCAATGCAACATACCAATCGTATTTGTTGAACTTGTCATCAAAACGAATTCCATACTGATTAGCTAAGGCAGAAGTTTCCTCTAATGACCAGTGTTGACCTTTAGAGCCGTCCTCATTCTCCATCTTACTTACAGCTTTACGCGCATGTTCGTCATCAAAGTGAGGACCATGCTTAGCTTCATAAGCTTTTGTACGGATTATTCTATGCATATTATTATTGATTAATTTTAATATTGATAAGAACCTTTATGATTCTCATACGTTATACTTATAAAATTTTTATTTATGAAATGGAAAAAAATTGATAATTTTGATAATTATGAAGTATCAGAACTAGGAATAGTTAGGTCAGTTGATACTACTGTTGTATGTAAAAATAATAGAAAACTGCCCTTGAAAGTATCAGGGTTAGGAATGAATGCATTTGCTACTAATTATCAAAATTATCAAAATACTTAAATAGAAAAGGATACTTAACAGTAAATATAAGATCCAATTCTGGTAAGTATTATAAAATGTCTGTGCATAGATTAGTAGCAAATGCATTCATTCCTAACCCTGATAATTTAATGTGTGTTAATCATAAAGATGAAAATAAAAGCAATAATAGAGTTAGCAACTTAGAATGGTGTACTAACAACTATAATATTAATTATGGAACCAGGAATAAAAGAATATCTAAAAGTAATATTAACAACACTAAAACTAGTAAAGAAATAATACAAATGGATATCAATAACAATATATTACGTGTATGGCCCAGTATGAATCAAATCAAGAGAGAATTGAATTATAGTCCGGGTAGTATATATAATTGTTGTAAAGGTATCTATAAGAAAGCTTATGGTTTTATATGGCGTTATAAATTAGTCCATTAATTCCACCACTCTGGTTTCAGTGACCTTTATTAATTCATTTGAATTATATATTTGATAGTTTCTAATAACATCTTTTTTCCAATCGAATTTTAATAGTCTCTGAAACCAGTTCTTATACTTATTACGATATTCTTTTTTCTCTTCTACGAACAATACTTGAGAGTTCCTTAAATCTAGTATGGCGGTTAAGATTGAGTCTTTTCTTTCTACTGTGATAGTAGTTAAAGGATTTAGCTTTAAGTCTTCTTTAAAGTCTACTTCTTTAGTTATTATTTTAGTAATAGTATCCTTCATTTCTGTATTGATTACTTGTACCTACTAGAGGTTCTTGTCTTTGATCTTTAATTTTTTCTACACTTCTTTGGCAGTCTAGAGTAAACTATCATTTGAATTATTTAGATCTACTACCTTCAACTGAAGTGTTCTATTATCGTCTCTTAATCTACTTGTCAAACTCTGGTAATATTCGTAATTATTTGTTACTTGTCCTAGACGTTCATCTAGAACCTATATCTTCTTACTCTAATAAAAACAAAAGGCAGCCAAACCAATTATGATAGTGACTGCCAATTTACTGAGATAACTCTTAATCTCTGATAACATGTTATTCTGTTTTAAATTCTGGTAATATATACTAGATTGCTAGCGCACTAGATCTAGACATTTTTTCTACTAGTTCTACATCTAATTCATTTTCATCGAAGTCATGAATGTAGCCTATTACTATACTTCCAATCCAGTTATTCTTTTCGTCTGATAACTTTCGTATAGCAGTAGTATGACAACCGTTACTTGTCATTATAGATTTAATCTTGTTATCCAGATTAGATGATTCAATATCTTTTATGAACAAATAATCTTGGTTTGCTAGTTCTGATACGAAGTTAGCTACTGATTCAATCTTAATATCACATAGAGATTCTCTTACTGAAGATACTCCGTACTTCTTTACTTCAAGCGTAGCAGATATGAACATCTCTCTATACAAAGGATGTGGTTGAATTAGGTATACTCTATCCGCTTTGAGGAAGTATAATAACTCCCACAACTCACCATATATAGTAGCAATGCTACCAGCCTTCTTTACGTTATTCTGATGTTCTTCTTTTCTCCATTTCTCAATCTTATAGTCAGTCATTTTATTTTTAGTATACTGATTATAAGTAAACCAGAGTGCTGCGATAGAAGCTATTCCTGTAAGTATCTGTGGTAAAAACTCTATAAACATTTGAGATATCTTTAAAAAAATTAATCCTAGCGCAAACTTTATGTACTAGGATCTGACAATGAATCTGAAAACTACTTATAAAACGTAGTTATATGTATTAGGTTCTCTTACGTTTACTTGTATTAATGTATTCCAATAGCTCTTTATGTTTTGTCATTTTACTTAAAAGATTCTTACCATTACAATATTTAATCCAACCTATATAACTACAGATCTTCTATTTGTATTCACTCTTACTAAGATCATCTCTTCTGTTTAATTTACTAATCTTTCTACAGAAGTTCTTTTTAATAGTTTTCCTTAGAAGAACATGAGTGTGATATACTCTATATCCTACAAAGTCTATTCCTCTAGAATCTACTTTGAATATCTGCCAATTGTCTTTAAACTTTATATTGAGTTTAGTTTCAATATACTCTTTCATGTCTTTGAACAACTGACGTAGTTCTTCTTTGTCTTTTCCTAATATTACTATATCGTCTGCGTACCTGAAATAGTATTTTATATGTTTCTCTTCTTTAATCCAGTGATCAAGATATGTAAGATATAAGTTGGCAAAGAATTGTGATAAGTAATTACCAATAGGTACTCCATCTGCGGAGTCTATTATTTCATCTAATAACGCTAGTAACTTCTTATCCTTTATCTTTCTCCTTACTATCTACTTTAATATATCGTGGTCGATAGAAGGATAGAACTTTCTAATATCTAACTTTAAACAGTACTATGTGTTAGCTACGTCTTTCAATGCAGCTTTAACGTCCTTTAATGCTTTGTGAATACCACGGTTCTTAATACAGCTATAAGTACCTTTAACGAAACAAGATACCCATATAGGTTCCATTATATTCATAATAGCATGATGTACTATTCTATCTGGATAGTATGGTAACTTAAAGATCTCTCTTTCTTTAGGTTCGTATATCTTATAAATGAAATACTCCGAGGTCTTATATGTACCATTTATTAGTTTATCCTGTAGATCCAAAAGCAATTGTTCTTTGTTCTTATCAAATTGTATTACTTCTGGTCTATGTTGTTTGTGTCTTCTAGCTTTTTTATCAGCTAGGTGTAAGTTATCTAAACTTACTATCTTATCGAATAAATTATTATATCTTTTCATCTGGAAACCCTTACTGAATTTTCACAATGTTACTAATACAGCTAATAAGTTTGTAGTTTTTTACCTAGAGGTAAAGTCTTCTCCTACAGCATCTTTTAAATATCTTTCTGTTTTATTATTGCAGGGTTCAGCGAGCCGACAGCAGCACCGGCATCACCGAGCCCAGCGCGAGAGAAGCAACACCGAGCAACCCCGCAATCGCGCTATTCTCAGTGTTACTGCTTTTCAACGCCGGAGAACAACTTACCTATATTTTAAATCAATAGATTACGGTATATAGGTTAACCGAGAGCCGACAGAAGCATAGGCAAGACCGAGCCCAAGGCTAGAAGCAACAGCGAGCAACCCAGCATCCGCGCCATGCTCAGCGCGACCGCCTAATAGAAATAATCTATCAGTCGTGCTGTTATTGGTCCAGTTATAATCACACCAATAGGTTGTAGTGCTACCGCCATACGTTTCATCAATTGGGGGGACTAAATCAAAGGCTGCATTGTATACCAATTTCTTTTTATAACCTTCATTCGTAACTGTACTGCATTGGTATTTGTAGTCATTGATATTAGTAGATCCAAACGTGCTTACGTCGTCATTTAGGTAAACGTCATTCTTTTGAGTTTGTTGATTATAATGTATAAAACTGTCTATAGTATTTTTCCATACATGTCCAAAAGGATTCTCGATACCTCTATAAGTAGGTACTTCAAATGTCCTCTTAGTTACAGTTCCTTCTGCATCTGTACTATCTACAGTAACGGAAGTAACACCTGTATAGTTCCCATGTTCGTCTGTACTACCACAAGGTATAAAGCTCCAAGTATCAGCACCATTTACTTTAATAGTACCTGTAGTAACTCCATTACCAAGACCTCCTTGATGATAACCTTCGGCTGTAAGTTCAGCGTTGAAAGCTTTCTGTGAGTTGGTACAAGCATATTCTACTAAGTAAAGTATAGTTAATATTCTATGAGCTTTGTAAGTATACATATTCCAGTTCATAGTATCAGAGTTATTAGCTCTAGCTCTCTGCTGCATAGTAACTCTATTAGTACTTACTAAAGGAACACTAGTACCATCGTTGATAGACTTAAGAACATTGTTTACATTAGTAGCTTCATATGCTGAAATATAGAACTTCTCTACATGTTCTGCTTCTGGAATGTGAGGATTATTAGGATAGAGATTCAGATATACTGTAGTATCATCTGTCATACATTTATACCAGAACTCTGGTATCTCAACCATAGTATTAAGAGTCATATCTCTATCTGTACCATCTTCATACTTAGTTCTATCTGTAGGGTTAAGATACTTAACTATACCATCTGAAGTAATAGTACAAGACTTCATCTTAGATTGTATAGGTAGTTCTTTATGCCAAGGCATATAACCTGTTCTAGTTAGAATAGTATTCTGAGGTTCAAGAGGAAAGCTGACACCATAGTAATTAGTGAATACGTTCACATCACCTAAGTATGCAGCTATAATATTTCTATCTCCTAGTTTCATATTATTCGTGAATTAAATAAAGTGTTTTAGAATCTTTAGTCTGTAGAGCTTCATATTCAGCTTGAGTCATAGCAACTACATTAGATACATCATCTGAAGCTACACAATGACTAAGGTCTACTGTTTCAGATAACTTGTCCCATTCAGCAGGATTAGCTACAATACATACATAGTTAGCTCCAGTATCTGTTAAGTTATATACATCACCAACTACAGCTGTAGTAGGAAGTGCATCGAAGTTAGCCACTGAACCTTTTACTCTATAGACTGAAGCTACTTTAGAATCAACCTGTGTTTTAGTATAAGCATCAGTTATACCATAACCAGATAAAGTGGTAGCTTTGTTTGCCTTATTCTCTAGTTCAGCCTCAATCTTATTCAATAGATCACTATCAGTAATAGTGCTCCATTCAGATCCTGTCCATGTTTTAATTACTCTACCATATGGATCAGACTGTAAGTCAATCCAATACTGTACTTCTTTGCAGTTAGGAGTTATCTTACTAGATACAAAATTAATAGTTTCCTTCATAGTTTTCTTCTTCTTTGTTAGACCATTCATCACTATTTAACAGTTCAGTCAATGCTTCACCTTCATAAGTAGGATAAGGATATACTATTTCTACTGGTTCTTCATCTCCTGTTTCTGGTAATGTCATTATTGATGGGAATAGTAATTCGTAGTTAGCTACCTTCATAATTACTTTAGTTCCATCTACACTATAACGGAATACTAAATGTAATTCATCTAATGTTTCTTGTGTTATGTCAACCAGCTCTTCAGCTGGTACTACTATATATTTCATTCTTGTATAAATATTTTGTTATTTAAATCAATTATTTCGTCTTTCTTCATTCTGTATTGCCTTCTATTCCTACGTACTCATTCAGCTCTAAAATCTTGTCATCTGTTGAGATGTTGTCGAAGAGCATGAAGTCGTAGAGAGACATTTGAGCATAATTAGAATTTAAGTAAGAGTAACCTATTCTCGGACTAAGAGTCCCTATATTCAATTCAGGGTCATATAATTCAACAATATTGTGAGTTGTATCTTTTAATTGACTAGCATAAATATACTCATTAAGTATTCCATCAATATAAGTACTACCTCCTATATTTCTTGCCCTATATGCTGGCACTTTATTTTCGTTAGTATCAAAATCTCTATTAAATATAGCAAAACCTCCATTTGTTCTTTGGTCGTATAAAATTGCCGTACCGGCAATAGATTGCCAATTCACCTTCATCAACACCTGCTTACCACCAGTAGATAGAGTAGGAATAGTAATGAAGTCGTCAACACCATCTAACTGGTATGAACCATCTGTATTCATTCCACTTTCCTCTGTATAGGCAGAGTTATTAATCTTACCATGATTACCATGACCTGATATATCAGGAATATAACCCAATATCTTATAGCTAGAATTTGGAATACGTAGTAGTCTAGGTGATAGGATACATTTAGGTTCATTGTTGTCAAAAGCCCAAGTAGCCGTACAAGTAAATACCATTGATTTTTCAACAACGTGTTGAGAACTTGCCAATGGAACTCCATTCAATCTCGGATTGGTAATAGTGAATAACCCTTCCAAAAGATTAGCATAGGCAACATCTTTGGTTCTAGTAATAGTACTTCCTACTTTTGCTTTACCACCCCAAGAAATCAAATTACCATTTTCGTCTGTAAATTCAAAGAACAGCGGATATGGCTGCACAATATCCTCGTATCTAATGTACTCATCAATAGTGATGTTTACTTCTTGCGGAGAATCATAATTATATATTGGGTTAATATTAAAAGCCGTATCATCAACGGAACTTCTTCTATAACCAATATTTACTCCGTTAAATGTAAATACTGTAAGTTCATCAACATTATTTTTTAGATAAAAATTGGCTCTAAGATAAGCATCTTTGGGTATATAATCGCCTATATTAATTCTCTTTTGATAATTATTTAAATAAAAATCTAACCTAACATATTCTACATTACTTGTAATAACAGGTTCAAATTTTACGTAGTTTTCATCCTGTTCAATAGTTATACCAATCTTCTGTGGAGACTTATCTATTACAAAAGGGAAACCATATTGCAATGTGACTTCACTATAAGCATTTTCAGGAATATCAATAGTTTTGCCATTAACAGTAAACTTAGTTATTCTATCGGCAGCGTTATTCATCTTAATACTTACCCATATTTGACTATTTTCAGGAACATAATCTCCTGCATTTAGATAAGTACTAGTACCTCTAATAACGAATGTTGGCTTAGCATCTAATAAAACGTTACTATTGATTACAGGTCTAAACTCCACCATATCTTGATAAAGCGTACCCAGCTTGTGCTTCTTTAGCTGACGTTCGATGAGGAACTCAGACATACTATAGGGGAAAGTCATGAGAGAGTAGATAGCTCCGTTAAAGAAACGGCTATCGTTATCTCTTGCTGTGCCTAACCACAAAGAATCACCATCAATACCTGTACCAGCAGTTATGTCAAATCCTTGACTCTTGTACTTAGATTGATAAAAAATCTGTCTAGCTAAGTCACTAAAATTTCTAGTATTTTCTGCTCCAAAAGAATATGAACGAATGCTATTTCCAGTACTAGCAATAAAGTTCATAATGAAAGAACCTTGTCCAGCAGTATAAGATTTAGATAATACAGGGGGAGTACCAATGCCTTCAATGTTTCCTATATTAAATCTTTCGTAGTCAGCAACCACTGTATAATCCTTGTAAATCGGCAGCCCTGTCACCTTACCGAAGTCATTTACTCCGTCAAGCAACAATCCTCCTTTGTAACTAGGTAATAGAGTTATCTTAACAGAACCTTTGTTACTTTTAGGATTAACCCATTCGCCAAGACTCATTATTTCTGCATCTTCCGGTATATCTGTAAACTTATCAATAGTTGCTAATGTTATTGTATTTACACCCGATTTTAAAGTTTCGTATAATGCCTTAGTTGTAACATTCTCGTCTATCTTATATTTACATTCATGAACTAATAGCATATCATCTTGGTATAGAACTATATTAATAGAATCATGAACTTTATCAAAATCAGAAGTTCTATTAATCATACTTACCCAATAAGCATTAGAAGTAGAATCTACTACTCTAGTAAACTCATCTATTTCTGTTACTGTCGAAGTTTGATAAGGAGTATTAGTCCAATCTTTAAATGTTTCATATTGTTTAGCCGCGATACCACTACCGCCTTTCCAAGCTAGATTATTTAATTGGATATCTCTACCATTACCTGAAAAGTCAATCAGCTTGTCGCCAAACTCTGCGTGGTTCTCGTTAGTGATTCCCTGCTTGATAGTATTACACAGTATATCAGGTTTAAGAGTTCTATCCAAGTTGAAGTAAGCGATTACTTGGTTGATTTGGTCGGTAGTAAGTACCTTGTTGGCGATGATTGTCCAGTACCAAGCGACAGAGCTAAAATCACCAGTATTATTACCGTCATTATACGAATATCCTTGAACGCTAAAATTACCATTGATTATGGAGTCTCTATTGTCGCCATTAGACGTATAATCGTTCTTATCACCTAATATATTATTTATAACTGACAAACCTCTTAAATCAGAAGAAGTATATCCATAGATTCCGGTCTTGCCGTAGTTATTCACGATATTACGGAAATAGCCATTGGCACTACCTCTTATATAATTGGTAAAAGATACATTATTAGCTGAATCTTTAACCTGATGAACCATGGACACGATTGTTAGTTCATTGCTTCCTCCCAGCATCTCCTGTACGGTCTTGGTGGAAGTAATCAGGTCGTCGATTCCGTCGGTGACGAAAGCACCTTCATATTCAGGAAGAACTTTAATAGTAATATCACTTAAAAAATTGGTAACTCCTTCTTCAATTGGACTTATTGAAAAACCTACCACAGCATCATTAATCAAAGCCTCTGTCGGAAGGAATGATTTGGGTAGTTCATGAGTACCATTCTCAAGATATAGATTTGTGTCCTTAGTCGCATCGCTTGTTGCTAAATACTTATATATAAGTTTAGACCTACCTTCTAACCCTTTAATTTCAATCTTAAAAGGAGGTATTTCTTTTATATTTTTGAAGATTACCATTATATTTAACATAAGAATATAATAAAGCTAAACCTGCATTTAGAACATTGGTAATATGAATGGTATTACTAGTAATACTAGTAACATATCCGTTAGATTCACTCGCCCAAGTTTTATTAGCACCAAACACAACAGGATAACCATTATATCCACTCATACCTTCGTAAGCCGCATTGCTAATCACAAACGGATTGTCAGGGTCTACCAAGTTCTTGACTATAGCTCTATCAGAATCATTATTAGTCTTATTACCAACTATAACTACAGCTTTAAGAGAAGCTAATACTTCTGGATCTATATAAGGAAGATCTGATTCCATATTGCCAATCTTCCACTCTCCTAAGACACATGAACCTACTTTAGTGAATAGACTAATACGTATCCACGTATTCTTAAATTCACTTAGGTCTATAGAATCTGTATTAGTATAGGTTCTTTTTAAAGTGGTATCTCCATATGCTATTACCTTTACTTCAATTGTACCTATATAGTTAGCTGGTTCTGAAGTAGACTCATTGTCTGGCTGCAGATACCTAGTTAACCTTGGAAATACATAGTATGCCTAAGGATTAATGAATATAGGATTATATAAAATTGTTTTCATCTGTATCCTCCTCTGTATTACTTAATAGTAATAGTAATCTCTTCTCCATTCTCTACTGCTTCTTGCATCTTATCATACAATGCTTTAAACGTCACAGTACTTTCTATTACTTTACCAACGACATTATTTTTTCCTACTAATAAGCATCCATCTGTATCCTCCTCTGTATTACCGATGTGAATTAGTATGCCATCGAAACCAGGTATATCTAACAGTCTAGGTAATTTACCATTACAGAATTTGTATTGTTTATATTTACTAAACTTAGGAGATACGATATCTAAAGTAACTTTATATGTACCAGTAGGTATAGCAGTCTTACCATATACTTTGGCTTTCTATATATCTTCTATTGACATATCTTGCGTAAGTCCTCTATCCGTATCTTCAAGAACATTGCAGAACTTAACACCATCTATATACATATTACTTATGGTATATGTACTTCTTTTCGCTATTCTTTCTGATATTATATGCATAACTTCAATAATAATATTATACCTACTTGAATTGCTTGACCTATAGTACCACCAATCATAGTAGCTATCCAGTCCAACCAATCCCATTTACCACCATACATTTTATCTTTAAACTCCATACCTGATGCTAGACCAGCTACGAATAGTATGGTGAACAGAGCACCTGGTACTATTGCGTACTTCAGGTGCTTCATTCTATTACTCTCTTTTAACCATTTAATTTGCATATCTTGTAGTTCTAGGTTGAGCGTCATAAACTATGCTGCCGAGTAAGTCAGCAGCCAAGTTCATGCCAAATTGTTTATCGTCATTATCTATTTCGTTTACCTTGACTAATACATACTACAACATAGTATATATGCTTTCCAATAACTCTCTGTCAGTTAATAACTTCACATCCATATTAATCCCTCATATTAGTTGCCCATTGTTCTGGTATACTGCTACTATTAGTGATAAGACTCTTACTCATGTAAGCAAATACATTTTGTTTATTCGTATTAGTAAGATTATTTAGCCATGTCCAGAATTCTGGCACAGAACCTGTTGTAGAAGTATCTCCATAGAATAAACCTGTTATCTTCGTAAGATTCTTATGTTTAGATTGAGTAAACAGATTTGATCCTATCTTCTTCGGTCCTTGTCCCATCCATCCTCCAGTAGAATTGGTACTAGCTAATGCATATGATATATTCTGAAGTATATAGTTATACTAGAATGTAGTATCACTTAACTGTTGAACATCATCAGCAGAACCTTGGAATGTAGCATCGTAGAATAAATAAGATATATCTGTAAGAGCCAAGTTCTTACTAAGTAAAGTAGAAGGTATAACTACTTTTGCAGGTATATATATTCCACGGAATAGTCCTGAAACGCTTTTTAATGCAGTATTGTTAGATAACATATCAGAAGGAAACATCTGTCCATTATTACTATCATCATTCCAAGTATACGGATTAATGCAATAACAATACGCAAACACATTAGTTAAACTGGATATGTTAGTAATAGTTTTGAATATTCTATTTGGTATTCTACCATATATACCATAATTATATCTTTGTACTTCATGATCAGTTTTTCTACCACTCCTTGTAAGAGCATTTGATATGTTAGTATTAGTATTGTTGACGCAATATTTAAATAGATCTGATGGAACTATATAGTTCATACTGTCTAATCTATTCTATCCAGCAGGACTAAGAGGATATCGCATATCGTCTTCATTGAAGAATTCTGATGGTATATTAGGATCAATATCTGTTATAACACCAGATTGTATATTCTGATACAAAGTACTGTTCTATATCAGATCCCCTAGACCATATACTCCATCATAGTAATCAATATTCCATATTTTCTTGTAAGGACTATAGTTTGGATTCTTTATTACTCTATGTATATCCTTATTGGGATTATCAATATATTCTGGAGTAGAACCAGGATTATTAGGATCATACACTGGATTAGGTATTTGATCTCTCGGGTCATACGCAGTATTTACTATGAATTCTGAAACATTGTAATTCTCATTAGTTATTATCAAATCTCCTGCGTCTTCAACAGTATTTAATTCTACTTGCTTTCTGATGTATCCTTCCGCATTAGGGCTAGAGAAATTTGCTAATACATACCGCATATCAGTTATACTACTTCTAACAGCTTTTATTGTTTCACTGTAATCAATAGTTTGTGGAAGTACTGCACCAGGATCATGTTCTCCTTCTTCAGTTATACCAAAGTTTTCAGTTATTCCTAGTCTAAGTGCATCTGCATGACTCCAACCAGTAGAAGATCTTACTACATCTCTTTCCATATAAAACAAACCATATGGAACTCCTCCTTCTTTTGTATAACTGTTTGAATCTTCATAGAATGCATACGCAACATTTGTAAGTTTACAATTAGTAAATCCCTTACCTGTTAACTTATACTTTACTGATTGATTTCTAAAACAACCTGTTATCTGTACTAGATTTGAACAGTCCTAGAAAATGGTTCCTGGTAGTTCATATACTACACCACTGGAATTAGGAACAGTCATATTAGCAAAGAAACATGGGCACGCAATCAGATTAACAACACCTTTAAATACATCATAAGGATATGTTTCATCAGACTCTCTAACAAATACTCTATTTATACCAGCACCATGAAAACATGTAGCAGCCTAATCTGGAATCTGATTAGTATCTTCTGTATTACCTATGTATTGTAAAGTAAGTTTAATCTATCTAAACATACTATTGTGTATAGGGAAATACACCTTGTCTCCATCATTAGAAGTTATATAGAAACATCCTAATAATTTAGTTATTTGCCTAGAGAATAAATTACTACTATCAAATACTGAATTACCACCAAATAGATTAATCAATGAACCTTTAGCTTTGATATTTCTGAAACTCCAACTAACTACTTTTAGTTTGCTATTATAAGCGAATAACGGACTATATATTACACTATCGTCGGTACTTTCTGTATCGAAATTAAACCAACAACCATTGAACATATTAGCTATAGTATCTAGATTGGGAAGATCTCTTAATAATTTAGATGCTCTAGCATATGCTCTTCGTCCCTCTGCTACTTCTGCTGAAGTTAAAGTTTCATCACAGTTATCTACAAATATTATATTACTACCACCGTAATTGAACATGCTAGACAGATGTGCCAATTGTAAATATTGATTAGCACCTATCTATGCAAAGAATAAATCATCTATGTAGAAATTGCCAGCATTAGTTTCGAACATACTGCTACAGGATACTAACTTCTTCAAAGGGCTTAATAAACCATTGTATTCAGTGATTGTATCTCCAGTGTGAGTAGGACTATACATAGGACCTGTCAGTCTAGTAGCATAGAAGGCATGCTAAGCATCAGTAACATTACCACAATATTTAAAGGTGTCTCTACTTAGAGGATTACTAAAATCTGTAATTACATTTGAACAAGAATGAAATATAGAAACAATGTTTTCGACATCATCACACATATTCAATATATAATACACATCATATATGTTTACTTTAGTTCCTACAAAGCAGCTACTTAAATTAGTAGTACCTATGGATATATTAGTCTCTAATCCTTGATTGTTATCCCACTATTCCTAACCTTCTGTAGTATCTGTATCTGGACCGTACCATTGCCCTCTAGTTGGTTTAATAGTCACGTCTTCTAGTACATCGTGTATAAAGAAGTTAGGGCAAGTATTGAATACACTTCCTGATGTTAGTTTTATGTGTCCGAATACTCTAGTTAAACTAGAACAGTTATTAAAAGTAGAACTATTAACTGCGAAAGGATTTGTTTTACTATTCTTAAATTTTACATACTTAGAACTATTATAGTACATATACAGATTAGTAAAAGTAAATGGACTAAGATCTAGTATTCTTTCACCTGTAGATGTAGTAGCTACAGGATCATTTCCAAATTGAAATGCATTAATGTTACTTGAAGAAATATTTAATGTTTTCAATTTATTGAATCCTGGTGCAAATTCAATTACATCGGTAGTATTTGTATTATCTAAATTCAATTCTTCAAGATTAGGAGCTCCTACTAAACTAATACTTAAGTTAGCATTATTACAATTAGATAGGGTTACAGACTTGAGTGCATTAGCATTTGACACATTAAATGTGGCTAACTTATTACAGTTAGGTGCATAAATTCTTTCGAGCTTAGCACAACCAGTAATATTGATACTAGTTAAGTCACTCAAATTACGTAAGTCTAATTCTATTATCTAGTTACAATTACTTACTTCTACGGATTGTAGTTTATTACATCCTGTAAAATCAATTTTACTAATAAAAGGTTGATCAGCTAGAGTTACTCTTTCTATCGCAGAATTTGTTAAAGTAAGAGCAGATAATGCGGCATTAGGTAGTGCTAATGAAGTTACACATCCATTTGATATATCTATTGTCTTTAGTTTGTTATAGTTCTATACATCTACTGGAAATGAGTTAACGTCACTGTTCCCTGACCAAAAACTAGTGTTAGACAAATTAATATGTCTAATATCTGAAACACTCTTGCCATCCTATCTCTTAACGAATATAGTAGCAAAGTCTATAGGGTTCGATGATAATGTACTAGTATTTTGTATATCTATTTCGGACATACTAGGTAGCGACATTGATGTCATGAAACCTTGAAATCTAATCTCGTCCAGTCCTTTCATATTACTTATCTCAGACATATTGTTTACTGTAATCTGAGTATTAAATGAAGATAAAGATGGCAGATATATATCTGTATCCACATTCTCTTCTATGTAATATCTAGTTTCACTACCTGCTGCATTACCTATATTCACAGTAAGTATAGCAGGACTATTCATCTTAATAGTTAACTTAGAGTTGTTGTTCTAAGCACCACCACACTTGAAAGAACCTTTTTCATTATACGGATAGATAACATTATTGTTAGCAAACAAGAATACACCATCCATAAACGTCAAACGCTTTTTCAACCAGTCTCTAACAAAGTCATTACGAGTACCATGCAAGAACTCTACGTTAGCGTATGAAGCAGGACTATCGTCATCTTTCTAATACTTAGTCAGATACTTAACACGATAGTCATAGTTGTATAGAAGCTCACCACAGTCTTTAGTTTGAGAACTGAAGTAATTCTCTACGAACATAGAAGAACTCGTTAGAAGCGAGCTATTCGTTCTCCAGAGATCCCATAGACCATTGTAATCACTACCAGAATATACACCAGTACTTATGAATCTACTATCTCTAAGTACATCCCATAATCTACTAGAGTATTCATCATACCCGTTGTTAGGATCATTCTGTTTAATGATTAACGAGTTAACACCTGTAGTAGTATCTGCATTACTAAATCCATCAATGTATGCTGTCTTGGCTACATTCTCCTCACCAGTATTACTTAGACCATTGGCTGTATCCATATCATAGAAACAAGGATACCACTTATTCATGTTAGGATCTGTAGTAGATCCACCTACATTCCATGAACGTAATACCATGTTCTTACCTAATGAGTCTACTAAACCAAATACTACACATATCATAAAGTATGAGTACGCGTTACGTATACTCAATCTTAAAGTAAGATCATCGGCTAATGCTGACCAAGATTGCTGTGCAGGGTATGTAGCTCCAGTCTTTTCATAACCTTTGTTGATAGTGTTCCACCTATACTTGTCTATCTCTTCACCAGTCATACCAGCTAGAGTAGTAAACAGTAACTGTAGTCTCTACCATATATTGTTATCGGTTACAGCTGTAGCATCCTAAGTAGCACCGTTAAACTTGAACTCTCCTACATGTTGGATAACAGTTAAGTCATCTTGCATGAACAATGCAGTAGGTTGTATACCTTCAGCTGTCTCGATGATATTCGCGTTATCACCAAACTCATATGAGTATATCTACTGTTGATTGATACTACCAAAGTTCTCATTTACTTTATATGCTTCATACTTAGTTACGAACGCTGGAAGTGGTTGATCAATGTACTCACCTGTTACATTCTTAATCTTAGTAGTAAAGTTCTTCAAGAACTTCATACCCATATTATAGTATGCTGCACGACCTAAGTTGAATGAGTAGATACCCAACATCTCTTGAGTACTAGTACCATCAAACTGAATAAGTAGAATTACAGGGAAACCTTCTAGTGTATGCTTGATGGTTACATCAGTATGAGTCTAACTTGGAGTAATAGAATCTACAGGACGTCTAGCTTCAAGTTCCTACATAGGTGGTGTTTTATCAAACAGTACATCTGCATTATCATTAATCCACTTACCTATAGAAGCATTATTAGCATGAGCACTGTCTACTACGTCAGCTTTCAAAGTAAACTGATTCTCTGGCATCCATGTAGACTTAGGTTGGAATAACTCTGGTCCAATAGTCTTACCTTCATCGTCAGTAATTACTTTATTAAATGCTATCTCTAAGTTCTTACTTCTATAACCAGTAGATGATGTACCCTGTATCTGTATAGACATTTCTGTAGTAGATACAGCTGAACCACTTGATGAATCTGGATCAAAATAACTGAATGTACAACCATTGTACATAGTAGTATTAGGACCGATAGCTTCATATACTGCTTTAGTAAAACCAGAGTTAGAACAGTTTATATATACTACAGGCAATGGTGGTTTTCTATTAACATCTCCAATCAAACTATTAAAGTTTAACTTCGCGTATGTACCGGTTGAATCATCCCATAGAGTTGATGAACTACTGTTCTCTGTAATACTAAAGAAGTTCTTCAGTTTAAGGTTGTTATACTCTACGAAGTCTACTGAACCTGTACTAGTTAATGTAGATCTAACTCTTGCATTAAGAGCATTGATAACTATCTGTTTATCGTTCAATGGACTTCTAAACAGATTCATTTCATAGAACTCTACATCACTGAAGTTAGAAGGTCTATCATTCTTATAAGTACATGCTAAGTATATCTTACTTGAGGTATTCCATGTAAAGTTATCCTTGATCTCTCTAGCTACATTCAATACACCGTTAACAAAGATCTTTACTTCTTTATTACTTTGGTCTACTACGAAGTCTAGAGTATTAACAGTATTCTGTTGTATCTTACAGGATATACTTTCCTTAATAGCTCCATCAGTATACTTCCATACAACGTCTTCTAGACTTACTATAATACCTTCTTGGAACTCTCCATCAGATGAATAGTCACCGATATAGAATACAGTTCTATCATTGTAAGGATGTAGGTCTGATTTAAATGTAGTAGATAATGTAAACCCTAATCTGGACCAGTTATCATTAGTAGAAGTAGCTGCTGCGAATGGCTATAGATCAACTACAGCATATGCTTCACCAGACAGTCTTAACTTACTCTAACCATTCTCATTAAGGAAACCAGATAGTATACCATTAGTATCATATACATTTAAGTTAGTAGTAACTGATTGTTCTTCTTGCTAACCGGGCATGATGAAATTAGGTACTACGCTGGGCCAAACCTTAGCAGCAGTCTCCTATGGGAATGTAGCTTGTTTAATGTTCCACTGAGCATACATTGTACTGTTAGGATTCTGTGTAGGTATAAGACTCTAGTCAGCAGCAATAACATTACATCTAAGAACAGTATCAGTAATAGGACTACCTTTTTCAGACCAACATCTTAAAGTAATAATATAGTCTCCTAGATAGTTTTCCTCTTGTGGTATAGACCAACTGAATACTTGAGCTTTACCTCTCAACACATAGTTGTTAGAGTTAAAGTTAGTTTCATCTGCATCAAACGTACCTATATCTGTAGTAAGTGTTCCTCTCTATATTCTTAATGCATAGTATATAATAGATACACCAGCTAAGTAGGGAGTAAAAGAGAATGATATATTACCAGACTGTGCGAACTCTGTAGGTTCAATTCCTGCTTCTATATCAGCCTAAGTAGTAATACCATCTATCAATACTACTAGAGTTTCACCATCCTCTACTACTACCTTATTAGTAACAGTATCAGATTGAATTATCTATGTATCTACAGAAGTAGTAGCTTGTGCAGATATAGTATAAGAACTACCAGCTGTAGGCGTAGCCCCATCAAATAAGTCAAAGAAGTTTACATCCAATAGTTTAGGTTCTACTGAAGTAAACTTTCCTACAGAATAACTCTTAGATATACCATTGGTAGTATTAGTAACGATTAGAGATGTTTCAGATCCTAATACCTTATTAGTTATCCTATAAGTGATATTATAAGGCAAACCAATAGTAGCTGTTACTGAAGTAACTGAAGATGTCAAACTAATAGATGATTCTACTACAGTAAGTAGATAAGGACTTACTGATAGACCTTCAGCATTCTCAGCAGTAACAATAACACTATGACTAGCTGAGTCAGAGAACTCTGCAATATTAGGTATCTCTAATGTTCCTTGTACAGATGAATAACCTACCTAGTTAGATATGATAGTATTACCGTCAAGTGATACTGATATGTTGTACTTCTCATTAGGTTTCGTAGATGAAATCAAATAGTTAAGTACAATCCTAGTTTCAGTAGAGTATAAGTAATGTACTCCTTCACTAGTAGTAATATTACCATTAGTGAGTCGGATGGAAGCAGTGGAACCTCCACCGCCTCCTCCTCCACCTATAGTACCATTGATTACTACCCAGCTTAGGTTTCTCTTCGTTTCTTCAACCTTATCATCCATATCAACTAATACCTAGTTGACAGACTTATAAGTCTCTCCCTCACTTAGAAAGTGAGGATCAGTAACCATAATACCAGAAGCGTTTCCAGAAGAGATTATGTCCCAAGTACCGGTAGATTCGTTATACTTTTTTAAATTCATTTTGTTATAACTATTATATCATTACCATTGTTAATTTCTCCATTACCACCTATAGCTGTAGGAGGATTGCTACTACTAGGTATATTCACATTGTACTTACCAGCGGAAGTAAACAAGTAATTAATCTTCTTAGTAATGCACTGAATATTACTAGCTGTTACTTTATAAATAGTATAGAAAGGATATCTTTGCCCAGCGTTTACTTTAGCTGTAATATCTGTTTGACTTGTCTAAGTAATAGTAGCTGGGAAGAAGTAGTGATCCCAAGGAGTATAAGGAGATGGCAACTCTTTATTAGAAGTATGCTTATAACCTGTAGCCTGATTAGTAATGTATACAGGAGCAGTTATCTTATCTACTAACTCAAATGTACATAAGTGCTTCTGAGTCTTATATGCATCATTACCAATCCATGTAGATGGGAATAATTGACCTTCTAGTTGTGGATCTGAATTATCGGCAGCAAGAGTAGTAGTACCAAATGATTCTTGTAGCATCTCTGCTGTTACTTGAATAATAGGTTTCATAGTGCTAGCTGGATTCTCCTTCAATGGGAATGTAGCTGCATATGTATGTTTATGTCCACCTATAGCCAATCTAATATCATTTTCCTAACAGAATTTACTAAACCAATACTTATTATCAGCTGTAGTATTATAGTTCAAGTGACTACCAGATCTTTCAATCTTACTATTCTCTGTATTATCCCAGTAAAAATTACTAATTACATTCTGAGTAATAATAGTAAATGGTAACTCATGAGTAAATGCTATCTTCCATGTCTTATCAGAATTCTTATTAATATCGTTCTGACACCATGTCTTCATATTAGAGTATACTAAACCGTTTGTACTTAGTCCATACACATTCTTCTCAGTACCATCTGTAATCTCAGAATTGATAGCCATGAAGTGTACATTGCCATAATTGAATGAATATAGAGAATCAATGAATACTTCCTTACCCTCAATGTTGAAAATAGGAGGATTCTCTTCATCCATTTCAAAAGTATAGAAGAATGATAAGTTCTTAGGATTAATCTTTGAACTGTCACCTCCATTACCTAACTGATAAATGTTGGCAGGACACAGGTCATTATTTCCAATTACTGGCATTTCCTCGAAATCCTTCATAGCTTGTCTACCTGTATAGTAGTCAATCCATTCGTTAACACGATTACCATTTTGAGTCATATCGCCAGTATTTACTGTGAACTCCATATCAGCTACATTGTCTTTGATGTATTCAGCAGATGATTTCCATATCTGATATTCATCCCATCTAAATCCCTATTGGTCTGATACTTGAACAAAGGTGAATTCATCTGATCCTTCACGTACAGTAAAATGTAATACTTCACTTTCGTAATTCTCATCTCTAACTACCTTGTAATCGTATACTCCAGCACTTAGATTTTTGATTATTACTTTATGAGTAGTGAATGCTGTACCATCGGTAAACTCAGATCTAATTCTATTATAATACTTTCTAATACCAGATTCATTTTTGAATGATTCTACTTTGTTCCATTCTGATTCTCCTTGCTTCTTGTACCATAAGAATTCGTCATGATACTCAGTAGATATCCAGTTAAAGCATCTAGTAGCATTAGGAGCAGTTGCCTGAATACCAAAAGTACATGTAATATAGTTCGGTTTAGTAGTATCTAGTTTGGTTTTATTATAGAATATATTTTTATGCTCATAAGTAGCCTTAGGAGTATAAGATTCTATCATAGGAATAATATCTTTAGTCAAATCTACGAAATACCAATCATTGGCATTATTTCTCTTATCCAACGATTTAGTAGCTTGACTTACTGGGTCCATACTATAATACTTAGTAAATAATCTGTTGGAATTGAGATAAGCATATGGATTATTTTCTTTAGCATCAATAGTATCTGCATCACCGGCATTTTCTTTATTTAATCCCACTAAATCTATATATCCTTTACTTACTTTATAACTTCCTCCAACATTACTATATGGAGATGCTACACTAGAAGGAGTATCACCCCAAGTAAGATAAAACTTTGCTTTAGTATTATCAAACTTAATTAACTGTCCGTCTTTAGCATACCATTCCATATCATAACTGTTTACTTTGATACGAGTAGTATTTGCATCCATTACTGAGCATTGCGCTCCTCTAATAAGAAATGTTTCTCCTTTTTTAATTAGCCCTTCAAGGGGAAGAACTTCCCAATTAGTACCACCACTAGAGTACTATAACGATAGTCCATTTAGATTAATATCCGCATCAGTTAGATTGGATAATTCTACAAAATTATGTGAACAGTAATTATAGCTATGTTCATCTGCAGTTAGTCCTCCGCAGTATAAACTATTAATATATAATTTCTGTAAATACAAAGAAGTTACATACACCCAGCCAGTACTAGGATCTGTTTGACCTCCAGTTGGTTCTGCTTGTGGTGTATCAAGTTCTTTCATGTATATAATAAGCTTACCGTCATTACTTACTTTAACACGGTAAGTTTGTCCACTAGGTGCTACAAATCCAATGTAGTCTAGTTTATCTAAATCGTCTTTAGTCATGCCTTCTTCTCCTGGGTCTGGGTCTTCACCTCCACCACCACCAGATTTATTAATCCAGACTAGACTTCCTTCACTCTTGATATAAAGTCTTTGGGTATCGGTACACCACAATAGTTCGTTATTTAAAAATTTATCTTGGTTCTCTAATAGATCCGTATACTTAGGTGGTGGAGGTGATAAGTGTTTAAGGTTAGGTATCATCTCCTCTGAGTATGCTGGATACTCTGGATCTCTAGGAGTATTGGTTCCTATATACTTAAGATTCTGTTCCTAATACTCTACAGGCTATTCTGGAGTTACTTTAGTAATCTCGTCAGCTGCATTATTAGTAAAGTCACCAGAACTTAACTAGTTATTGAATGCATACTCATACTTCTTTATAGTCTTCTGAATAGCATTAACAGCTTGTATAAGACTCTGTAAATCTTCATTTACATACTCTGGTATAGACTTCTCTGAATCATCTGCCCATATGTCATTAGTATCTAAAGGTGGAGTATCTGATATAACAATGTTCGTACCACTATCACCACTCCCACCTTGTACTATTGACCAACCTCTGTTATTATTTCTGTTTTCCCAACTAGTTAATCGGTAATAAGCCTACTTATCTTGTACATACCATTCCTAACCTATAGCATCATTATTACTGTTGTCTTTACTTTCACTAAGTATAGCATCAGCAATACGGAACAGGTCATTCGTAGTGGGTACTTGTCTATGCCCAGAAACCTATGTCGCATTAACTGCTCCATAGGCTTTAGGGTTATTACTACCAATCTTCGACGGGAATGTGATTATACTCTCTGTCATTTAAAGTTCAGTTTAGCATTAGTAAATGCTCCTGGATTAGCAGAAGTATATACTCTCATTGTTAATTTAAGTCCTGTATCAGTTGTGAATGATTCTTCACTATAGTTAAATGCTTGTGTAACATTATAAGCATCATTCTAAGTAATAGTAGTCAGCTTAGGAAAATTACTAGGATATTTGTACACAAAATATTCACTGCCACTGGTGGTTATGTTAGATATAGTTATGTTGTTAGAAGAAACTAATTGTTTATTCATATCACCTTCTACTCCATAATAAGCAGGATATAGGAATGTAATTTTACTATTCACTGTTTCTTCGTCATCTCCAGTAGCTGGTACTAACTGTCCATCTACTACTTCATAACCAGTCTTAGGAGCTTTAAGTGTTACATAGTAATTAGCATTAGATAATGTTTCCATCTCTACTGTAGGAGATTGTATTCCATCTTCTGTTAATTCACTAAATACATTACTTTCCATAGTTTCAGGATCTTTATAATTTTTCTTTGATTGCCACATATAGTTACCACTCCATTTATAGGTGTCCCCTATTTCAGTATTAATGTTTAATGAATTACTAGTATTACCGGTTCTCTTATTAGTCCACAATACTGTCATAATTGGTTTAACTAGAGGAGTGTTTGTTTCCATTTCTCCTCCACCTCCGCCTGTAACTTCACTCCATTTAGCATTTTGTCTAGCATACTATTTACCATCAATCGGAGCTTCTTCTATACCTCCTCCTAATTGGAATAGGTTGTATATTACTCTACCGTGTAAACATTCAGGTTCTGTATAAGGAGTGAACAGATTACATATAGTAGTAAATCCTAGTGGAATGTCTGTCCCTATCTGTCTTGCACAATGACAGATCATATCTTTTAGCATCTATCTATCTTGAACTAAATCTACTTTGTTAAGTAGAGATTCTAGTTCGTTAATACATATAGATGCTAAAACGTCTCTGTAATTTATTTTAACAGAGTATCTTAGCTATTTATCTACTATGTTTTTCATTAGAGTTGTATCATATTGTAATTAACCTTTCCTACTGTCCAAGTTACATTAGTAGTTACTCTGTTTTGCCCTGGCTGTATAAGAGCTATTTCGTTTACATAACCTGCATTAGATAATCCATCAAAATCTACAGGAGTATCATCTGGCACTCTCACTCTTCTCAGTGTAACAGAACTATATTTATCTGGTAATATTACTCCATAATATAAACTATTAAGATAACTAAATGCTCTGAAACAACCTGAAAAATAGTTTGTTATTAAAAGTGGAGTATCTGATACATTAGTAATAGTGTATGAAGACCATTCTTTTTCAGGATTACCTGAATTATATATCCAACCACTACCAACACTTACGTGCTAATGGGTATTTTTCCCCATAAGATCATCTACACTTCTATTAACACTTATAATACCTCCGCCATATTCTAAGAAGTAAGAATCAGAATTAGTAACCAATTTAGCCTATTCTTTATATGAACCTTTTACATAAGCATTACTAGCTACTATTTTTCCAGTAAGTCCGTCTATGTATAGATTAGGCTAAAAGTTTCCTGAATCAGGTCTGTCTGGATTGAAGTTTTCATAGTCACTAGAACTATTACCACTTCCATCTTTACCTTGTTGACTAAACATATAGTCTCCTTTGAATACAAATTTACCTAGAGTACCATTATCAGCTATGAGAATCTTAGCATATACTGCATCAAATTGTTCCATAGGTATCCAAGTAGCATTGTCTCCAAATTCTTCATAGTTATCCTAAGGAGTTTTATTCTCATTTGCAGTACCTAACCAACTAGTAGTCTTATTCATTACCCAGTAACCTTCTCCGTGCAATACGTATGGAGCTTTAGTATCTGTAGCTGTATAAGTTACAGTAGCATCATATATACCAGCTGGGTATACAATTCTACCATCTCTACCGTCTTTACCATTAGTACCGTCAGATCCATCAATACCATCCTTTCCTCTGAATAAACTCCATGTATATACCATAGGATCTGTACTTTCAGTAGCTGTACTATTATTCACAGATATACCAATATACTTAGTATTATCATTAGGTATATCATATATAGTACTACTAGATGAAGTAGGTAGAGTATCAGCATACTTAATCCATGTATACAATGTTTCACCATCGTCACCCTTTGGACCAGCTACACCTTCTTCGCCTTTTATCTTAGACCAAGTATAATCATCAGGATCGTTAGACTCTATAGCTGTATCTTTATTGTATGCTAAACCGATATAGTCTTTACCATCTGGGAAGTTACTTATACCACCACCACTAGCAGTATCAGCATATCTAATCCAAGTATAGTAAGTTCTACCATCTTCACCTGGATCTCCCTTAACTCCTTGTGGTCCTTGTTTACCAGTATCACCCGTATCGCCTTTGTCTCCTTTATTTTTCTACCATTTATATACTAATGGATCTTGAGGGTCAGCTACATTATGGTCTGCACAAGTACCTATATAAGCTTTATTGACAGAACCAGATACTGTAAATCCTATTACTTCTGTTACTTCACCAGATTCATTAGTAACTACACCATCTGCGAATGCTATATGTACGTAAGCTGAATCTCCAGCAGGACCTTTGATACCACCTACGTTGTTCCATGTTAAACCATCCCATACGTACAGATCTCCATTTACTACGTAGGCATCTCCTATGTTAGCGGATTCAGGAAGTTCTTCTACAGAAGATACACTACCCTTAATATTAATGGAAGTGCCATCAGCACCATCTTTACCAGGTTCTCCTTTCTCTCCCCATTTAGCCCATAAAGCAGGAGTACTAAATTCACCCCATGTGTTGTTTTGGTACTTTCTTTGACATACCCATTCATACATATTATCTGCATTTACTCCACTAGGATTATCAGTCCATCCGCTTGGTACAAAATCATCCTCCTGTGATACATCAGTAGGTCTATCAGGTGCTTGATTAGTAATAGTTCTCTTATAAATATACTCTACACCATCACCGTCTCTACCGTCTGATCCCCATTTAGCCCATATAGTAGGAGTACTCCAACCTGACCATACACTATCGGTTTTAGTTCTAACACACATCCATTCATATTGCATAGTAGAACTAATACCTGATGGATGATCTGTCCAACCAGCTGGTACATCTCCATCTACATTTGTACTAGTAGGTTTATCAGCTTCAGTAGGTTGTCTATTAGAAGTACAATATATGAACTCTATAGATTTACCATCCTTACCGTTTTCCCCGTCTTCTCCTGTTAATCTTACTGGAGGAGCCCATACACCGTTAATTGAACCTGTTGGTAGGAATTGTGCCCATGACATCCATATAGTACCTACTAAGTTAGAGTCTGTAGTATACCAGCCTGCAGGCGGAGTGAATACGTTACTATCTGGATCCCAACTACCTCCTGTAGGAGTAGTAGGAGTTATTTCACTAGATGTAAATATAAATGCAGTGAAGTTGGCTGATATACTTTGTCCAGCATCTCCTTTATCTCCTTTATCTCCCTTGTCACCTTTTTCGCCTTTCCATTCACGCCATTTACCCAGTGTCTCATCTGACGAGTTACTAGAGTTAAATTTATAGTGTTTATTAGTAGAAACGCAATAAGATATATGTCCTTCATCTATATCACTATCTGGACAAGATTTCATGTCTTGCAATGTAGTGAACTAATCTCTTGCGAAATTAGGCAATTTACTTCTGTGATCAAAATTATCTATAATCTGTATCATATATCTTTAATTAAATGTTATCTTGTAGTTAGTTACAGTAGATGGAGTTCTAAGTACATATACATAGTACATCTCATTGTTAACCGCTACTTCTGTACGTTCATAGGAATCATTAAGGTTTTGGTTGTTATAATCCCTAATGTTAGTTAATATACCAAATGATTTAGGATATGCATAACAGTTCTTCTAAGCGTTCTGCGTAAATGCAGGAGTAGTATAAGTCTTAGTATCTTTAATAATGTCACCACTGGATAGATTCTTAATAGAATCTTCTGTAGGTATGAAGTTACTTACTACTACACCAAAGTATGAAGGATTAACAAATACTGCTTTTGCAGTACCGGTATACTCTACTCCAGCTTTAGTGACTACAACATTATAAGTAGTATCAGTAGATACATCTAAGTATGTCTTACTAGTCTGATTAGTAGCAATGGACTCACCGTTAATCTTAATATCATCAGGAGTATCTTCGGTAGATCCCTGAGTAAATGTCCATTTAACTGTTACTGAAGTAGTAGTACCTTCTTTGTATACTCCACCTCCAGTTACGGTTAATTTATAAGGGAACATAGCTTGTTCTAGTCTATCTACTCTAGCTTCTAACTCTGATAGATCTCCACTGCCAGAACCAGATTCCAACCATGTACCATCAAAAGTAGCATCACCTTTACGCGTAACAGTACCATATGCAATAGTATTTGTACCGGTTAATGTACCTCCGTTAATAGTACCACCTTTGAAGTATATCGCACAGTCCTCTGGCATAATTATAGTTTCACCTCCCAAGTAGAAGTCATACTCAACTACATACAATGTATGAGCTTCGAAATCATCTTGAGTAAGTACATTATTCTTTCTCTTGCGCAGTATCTTATAACCCATACCGCTATTCTGTAGTGGTTCATACTCCTTATCAGCGAACTTAATACGCAGATTTTCATCAACCATTAAGTCCTCATTATCAGCTGTAATTATACTTAAAGGCTGCCAATATGATCTATTATTAATACTAACATTAGCAGGTACGTCCTTAATAGATATAAAAGATCTGTATGCTGAGTCGTATACTAAGCATAGTCTATCGTAGGATCTAGCACTATCGTGTAATCCATCTGCTGTTAAGGTTACTTTACCAAGTAATTTTGTGTACTCCATTGTAGAATAGTTTAGTATCAGGTTTATTGAAGTCTGTTACATTATTATCATGAAAGGTAATCTATTGATCTGTCATATCTACTTCTACAGTAGGGTAATCAACATAATCGGATATCAATACTAAATTACCTTTATAGTCTACAGTAACAAAAAAGAATTGATCTAGAGGACGAATACATTCGTTGTTGCGCTTGCAACATTTACAACGAGCACACCCCGTTAATACATTTCTAACATCCATTACCTTCGTTTGTTTTACTAACATTAACGCCCATTAGACGTGTCAAATCTAAATAATACTGCATTGCTTCTTTATTATGAGAAGTAGCAATAGCCTATTCTAACAGTTGTCTTTTGAACACTAATATCATTATTTTCTACATCTACTTATCATCTAAGCAAGTGTTACAGTAACAATGTAACATCTTTATCTCAGCATTATATAACGTATTAGGATCGTATACGATTCCGTCTATGTAATCACTTACATAATTCTCGGTAGTACAATACATCTTGATATACTTCATGTTACCATCGAAGCTACTAATCTTATTAGATGTAATACTAATTTCATAGTTATATACAGTAGTTACCAATTCTGGCTCGCCTTCTTTAACTATCTATCTTACTGTAATAGTACTATTAGTGCTGTCAAACACGTAGTCTTGGAGCTCAGGATCGTCACTGTACAAATTGTCGATGTTACTACATTCGTTTACATAAATAGTATGATCTATCTAATCTCCAACGATAGATACATCTGATACTACCTCGAACTTAAGTATATCGTCTTTTATATTTGCGTTTACTATTTTATTCATATTATCAAAATAAAAAAAAGTGGAGTGGGAAGGAATAATCCAACCCGCCCCACTTCGTTATTACAGTAATTTATTATTAGGCTGCTTTACCAGAAATAAATGCTTCGATACCTTTAGCAACGATAGAATTAGCAAAACCACTTGAATGCTTAACGTACAATTCAGTAGTAAGCGGAGTAGTTTTGATATACTGGTTATCATTACTTAAGTACAGGTTATCGTTTTCGATAGTAATGTAATCGTAAGTAGCACCTTCTTCTACCATTCTAGCCTGTTCTACTTCAGGATATGCACCAGTAAATACATGACCTTGGTAACCCATGAAGCGTACTTCAGCGTCACGTACTTGTTTCCAGTAACCTTTACCTGGTGTACCAGGAGTTTTAACAATAGTAGCGCCCGGAATAGCCATCGGCTGATTGCTCAACAGAGCACCCGGAATAGTAGTATAAAGAGTAGCTTCCATGCTAACTACTGAGTATTCACTCAAAGAGTAAACGCCTTCGTTATCATCTTTTTCCATTGCAGTCAAAGTAATAACAGCAGCAGCAGCTTGAGCCTGGATTCTACGATTTTTGTGTTTGTTGATTTTCTTAACGATAGCAGCAGCTAGATCCTCAGCATCAGCCGAGTTAGCGTATACTTCATAAGTATGAGTAAACTGACCCGGTGCTTCATAGATATCTTTGTATACCATTCTCAGTACATATCTGTGACCAGCAACGATCTCAGCATCAGTAAGAGTGATAACAATTTTATCTTGAACAGGAGCTACATATTCGCCAATTACAGCAGATGGTTTAGAAGCCTTCTGGATTTCATTACCGAATTTAATGTTAGCTTTCTGTGCAACTGTACCATCCGGCATAGTTACATTGATCTTATTCTGAGCTACACCTACATACAAAGAAGTAGCGTTTACTGCATCAGCAGCTGTTTTAATGATAGCTCTATTCTGGTCGAACAAAGCAACGTCACCTGCTGAAAGTGCATCAGCTGTAGTGTATGATGCAGGCAGGTTTTTACCGATTAGAATATAATCTACATGTTGGAGCATCTTAATTTAATTTAAAAAGTTTAACAATGTGCGCTCATGTCAACTTAATTCATCTTCTACTTTCCTTATTTCAGATTTCCACGTCGATGAACGCTTATTAATCGTCAGATCTATCTGACTTAGTTGAAGCAGCTTCTGATAGATATAGTCTAACCGCAGCATCAACAATTTCTTGGTGAGTTATTTCAGGTAACTCTGTATATTCTTCTTTCAGATTACTACCTAAATCTTTAGGATTTCTTAAGTAAGTTACAATATACTTAGTAATACCATACTTACCATCAGTTATCAAGACTATCTTGTTCTCCGTATATAAGCGAACAGGTCTGGCTTGATTGTGGTGCAAGTGGTATTCTGATAGACTGTTTTCTAGAATTCTGTCTACTGTTTCTATGGTAGCTTCTAACACGTCTCTTGTCCTAACTACTAAGAGTGGGCAAGCATTAGAATAAATATCAATATAAACTTCTTCACCTACTGTAAACACATAATCCTCAGGGTAGTCTGTTAACCATCTATTATCTTCGGTACTAAAGTCGGACTTAGTATATATCTTCTTACTTACTAAAGTACGTAGTTTATCTGTTATCTCTTGGTTTTGTTGGAAAACTCTATATAATGACTTAACATATTCATCTTTACTTCTGTTGATATAATGAAATATCATATCTGAGGTAAGCTTAATAGTAGTGTTATATCCTGGAACTATACTCTACAACTATCTCTCGAATGCTATTTGGAATTGTCTTTCGGTCATAATTATTCAGATAATTGGTTCAACTATAGTTTGGTTGATGTTCTTTGAGATTCAATATTCTCTAATGCTAATACTACAGCTCTGTTAATTATCTCATTCATTACATCATCTGGTAAGTCTAATTCACTATCAGGCTTAGTATAATCAAATGGTGTAGGTTTCTTGATATAAGTAATATCAACTGCATATTTACCATCAGTAGGTTTATACTGATTCTCTTGCATCATGATAGGATCTACATATATGAGTAAATCATTATCTTCTAACACGGCAACTGGGAATTCCACCCATGGTATATTATTATAGGTCTACTTAAATAAACCAGCTGTATTATGATCCACTAGTAAACAATTAGTAGGGTAATTACCATACTTCAATTGAATACCCCATATAGTGAATCTCTCTCCGTTATTATGCACATTCTCTAATAAGAATTCATTATACTCTGTATTAGTAGCAGATATATTCTTATCTGTACGTACTAAAGCATCTAGTTCTGAGATTCTCTATTGAGATCCTTCAAAGCCTATCTTAAGTATATTGTTGCCGCTTATCTTATTACTTAAGATCTCAATCTAAGCTTGATTAAGAAATAAGTCTGTTTCCTAAGGTAGGAATGCAGGAGCACCACCGAAGGCAACTCCCTAAGCATTCTTATCTAGGATAACTTTAAACTAAATATGTGCAGTACGGTTATTCATTATTTAGACTTAATTTCATTAAGTATTGCCATCTTAATGTCACTGTTCTTCTTGTCTTTCAAGTAAGCAATAACATCTTCAAGACCATTACCAATCAAGTCAGTACCAAAGTAATAATTAGCTCTGTTCTTTCTGATAATGTTTTTAGAGATGGCTTCTTCAATTACGAAGTTAATTTCTTTATTAGGATTATCAACCCACTTCAACATGAAGTTCTTAGGTGACTCTTCAATCTTCTCTGCCATCTTAGCTTCTACAAGCTCATTAGACATAGTATCAGATTTAATACCATAGAGTCTCAAACACTTACGCATATCTTCAATAGACATCTTATCCATTTCTCTATATGCTTCACGTTTAGCTTTGTTGATTCTATTGGTTTCTTCTGCCTCATTGTCACTGTTAGTCATCACATAATCAGTAGAAGGTTTAATCTTATTAATACCATCTGCTACTCTTTTATGACTCTTCAGGAACAGATATTGAAGTTCATCATAAGGGTTTTCTGTATGCAGTATTATACCGTCTCTACCTATCTTACAACCGAAAGTTTTCCAAAACTCACTAGTTGATGACAGCTGTCCTTCTGCATAACCAATTTCTTTTTCTAGACGTCTAGCGTCTTCTTCTGTAAGACCTGTGTAACGGTTACCTGATCTTGTCCAATAAGATCCAACCCAATCAAAACACGTAGGCCATTTAGTAATACCAGTCCAAGGATTACTTTTAATAATTTTAACGATTACTTCCATAATATAAATATTAGAATATCCAGTTAGTATTTGTCTGTTTTTTCTGTTTTCCACAGAAACTTTATTCTATGATCTTTAAGATTCTTTGGAGGATTTTTTAGCTGCCTTCTTATGGTATCCTTATTTAAGCCATTTGCATTAGCGGCTTCTATTATAGAATCATACTCTGCTACAAACTCTCCATTCTTATCGTATTGATATACCTTTCTCTTACATTGATCTTGTAATTTACTCAAATGTTCTTTCTGTTTGTCAGAACACTTTCCTCTCCTAATATCGGACATTTTCTTCTTAGTTTCATCTGAAAGTTTACGACCTAATGCCTTCTGTCTGATTTTCTCTTTAGTTTCTTCAGAATGTTTCCTTCCAAATGTACCGTCTCCTCCTTCTGTAAGATTATATCCAATAGTCCTATCTATAGAATTATACTGTTTTATCCAGTATTTTTCTTTTTCTTTTAATTCATCATATGTGTCAGCAAAATCTATTATCTCTAATGTAAAGTTTTCTTCACCATATTTTGCCATAGAACGATGAATTGGAGAAGGTTCTCCGATGCGAGACTCATACCAATGATGGCGATATCTCGCACCAGAACCTTGATTAGTTATACCAATATAAACTTTATTTGTTACCTTATTCGTTATCTTATATACTTCGTTACTTTTCATATTATATAGTGTTTAACTACAATAACGATAATATATTAATAAGGTTCCATAATAAATTAAGAAATATATTAGTTATCTGCGTCCATGATCAATTCTCCGCAAGCTCTTGGATCTCTCAACATAATACCCATTTCACCAAGGAAGTATACGGTATAACCGTCCTTACCATTAGATCTCAGAGTATTCTTAGAGTTAGCATAACCAGACGGAGCAACAGCACCACCAGTATACCAAGTTACGAACTCACGACCTTTACGAACTACTTTTACGATGTTAGCTTCACCATCACGTCTACCAAGATCCAGGAATGTTATACGATAAGATTCCAGAGGTTTCTTAGTAACCGGATGTAACTTACGATTGTAAGTCAAGTCATCGTAAAGTGGGAAATATTTCAGAGTCAATTCGATTCCATTGGTCATCTTGTAAGTCTTGAATTGACCACCGAAAGTCAAGTTATCACCAGAACCAGTTACGAATACTGTATCAATCAAGTTCATGTTAACAACTTTTTCTTTCAAGATTCTGTCGAATTCTCTCATACCCATTTCACCAGTCAAACCAACAAACTTACGTTCATTAGTACCCAGTACATTGTAAGAAAGATCGAACAAGAAATCTTCCAACAGTTCTGCTGTCAATTCAGTGTAATAACGTCTATTTGATGGAGCAATCTGTTCCAGCAAACCAGCACCAATAAATACTGGACGACCGTTAGTACCTTTCAGGTTACAAGAACCATCTTTGTTTACATTGTTTTTCATGTAAACCAACATTCTTTCACATCTCTTATACCACTCACGCATAGCAACCCATTCCTGATAGTCTGCCCACAAGTAAGAAGATTTACCTGTTTTAGGATCTTTCAGGGCGATAGCCATAACTGTAGAATAAGCTGAACCAGTAATATCATAGTTAATACGAATTGTCGTCAGATAATTACGCATTTTGAAATGAGTATTATAGTTCAGGATATCACCTTCTTCACTGTATTCTTCTACAGCAGAAGCAAGACGTGATACTTGGCTACCCGGAGTCAGCAGGTCAGCAGGGATATAAGATGAAGGTTGTCCGTCTGCTACGAAGCAAGTGTAAACCCAAAGGTTACCATCTTGGTAAGGAGCACCAGCTACACGTACTTGGTATTCTTTATCGTCGAATTCCAAGATAGCTGTAGGACCGAACCAGTTATCTTCAAGCCACAATTGGATAGGAGTATTACCCAGACCCGGAGTAGAATCAGAAGTAATAGCAGCGCCATTCCATTTTGCATCTCTAATTGTAACTGCTCTATCAGCATCAATCATTACACTCCACTCCCAGCTCGGTTGGTCAATCGTCATAACGTTACCAAGACCACCTGTCAACATATCCAGGGAAGTGTTGTAACCGCTATCCTTAGTTCCGAATACATAAGACAATACGGTAGCAACCTGATATGGATTCTATTGCGAAGCTGCACTGATTTTGGCAGTGTCAATCAAGTCTGAAAACCATTTACCTTTGTATAAAACTAAGTTATTTAGAATATTATTATCCATAAAATACTAGTAATTTTAATTTATTTAGTTTATTATTAATTTACACGCAACTGCTGCGCAAAAGACTTCCACATATCTATATCGCTAGTGTTGTCCGTTTTCTTCGTCTTTCTACTTACTCCAGTTTTATTCAAACTATTTTTGAACTTACTGATAGCGTCACTAGAACCTTCGTTCTTCGCAGCTTTAAGTAGTGTATCGCCTTTCATTGTAAAGTAAGCAGACTCGAGTAAATTCTTTACGCTCTTAGACCAGTCTTTCTGATACTGTGTCTTACCATCAGCGTCAGGTTTAAAGATATACTCTAACAGTTGTTTCTTATCCTTTTCCGGAATTTTGATACCGCGTATATCTTGCATGCCTTTTATTTCGTTGACAACGCTATTAAAATACTCCTGTTGACGTCTAGCAGCTTCCTTAGCTTGGTTTTCTTGATCTTTCAATAGCTGTTGTTTCTTGTTCTCTCTAATCTCTTTTAAGGCTTCTAAAGCATCTTCTGCTTCATCTTCAAGTAACCCAGCATCTTCATACTTAGTAAGTTTCTTATCAATTTGCTTATTACTATAACCTTTCTCTTTAAGGAATTCTTTAAGGATAATCTTCTGATTCACTTCATTATCTTCAATATTAAAGTCTTCCAGATCAAGTTCACCATCAATCTCAAAGTAATCTCTCAAGTTACCACCATTCTTTACAAAATTATCCAGTGCTTCTACTTCTTCACTAGCATATTGTGGCACTGAGTTCTCTTCGATTACTGCTTGAAAATAGTCTACTAACTCTTCAGCAAATTGATAAGAAACTTACTAAGTACCCATTTCCCATCCGAATTTCTCCGCCATTACACCAAAAAATGCACTTACTGCATTACTATCTGGTTCATTAGTTGGTTCTTCAACTACTTCTTCTTCGATCTCTTCTTCAGATTCTGATTTCTTATCTTCTTTCTTACTTTCTTTTTTAGGCTCTTTAACAGGTTCTTTAACTTCTTCTTCCTGTTTATCATCCTTTGTATCCTCTTCTTTCTTAGGATTACGCAATGCTTCCAGCTCCTCGTCTGTCATTGATTCACCTACACTATCTAGGATATCTTTGTTTTCATCATTGCCAGCGGGCTGTGTTTCTTTCTTAGGTACATTAGCTCCTGGCAGGAAGTCTTCAAATACTTCAAAACCGTTTAATGTAATTTCGTCCATAATTATATATAATTAGATTATTTTGTAGTTCTCTATAATTAGAGTGTTTATTATATTGATTAGTTTATCCTTAGGAAGTTTTTCAACAGCTTCTAGCATCATCTTCTGATATTTAGCATCACACCACTCTAAATTCTATACAGAGTTGTTTAAACGGTTCTCGTCTTTATGATTTATCTACGGAAAGTTATTTGGGTTAGGTATAAATGCTTCAGCCACTAACCTATGTACTTTCTTTACCATTCTCTTACAAGAGTCTACTGATAAATATACTATTTTATATCCTTCGTTGCATATATAACCTTTCACTTGCTTTTCCTTATAAAAAGCTTTAATCCCGTTAGGATGTTGTGAAGTTGGACTAACTATAGTGTAATGTTCGTTTCTTTTAACATTTCCTAAATTAGAGACTGAATATTTATCATTCGTTCCTTTAATTGTTCGCCATTCTTCTTTCATAAAAATTATTTTTTACTTTTAGCTGCTTCTGCGTTAGTTTTGTTTTTCAGAGCAGTTTTAGCTTTAAGCTGCTCACGTTTATACGCCTCCGCATCTTTTTGCTTTTGTAGCTCTGTTTCGTGTTTCATTCTATCTCTCTCTAACTGTAATTTTTTATCTTCTATTTCTTTTTTCATTCTAGCTTCTCTAGCTTTGTTATTTAATTCTAATTGTTTACTTGCTGCATCAGAATTAATCTTCTATTGCTACAAAGCCTGATTTGCAATTTCGACTACATCAATTTGACCATTACCATCTTGATCCATATTCTCTGCACCTCTATATGCATTGAGTTGAGCTACAGTAATCTTAGTAGCATTATCTGAATCAATCTTGTATTTCTCAAGATCTAACTTAGCTTCTTCGATCATCAGTTCTTCTTCTCTAGTCTCATTCTGTAATTGAGCTAACTGCTGTTCACGTTCAGCTTGAGCCTGTTCCATAGCTTGTTGCTGTTCCATACGTTTCTGCTCGATTTCCTCTAATCTATTCTTAATCATGTTGACATTATCCAAAGTAATAATCTCAGCTATATCAAGTAGACTAGCACCATTCTGCATAGCAGGTTGCATCAAGTTCTTCAATGCTTCAAGGTTTTGTTGATTCTTAGTAGTATCTTCTACAAATACGTCTAAATCCTCGTAGAACAACTAATCTGACAATGTTATGAATGCTCTAGTTGCATCATCAAATACGTACTGTAACGATGTCTTAGTATCCTTCCAAGCGTATCTAGCAGTATTGAGTAACATTACTAATGTCTCTCTCTTTACTTGGTTATGAGTCCAGAACCATGGTTCAGTAATATGAGCAGACTGTATTACGGATCTTTCTACATTACCTACTAATTCATTGGATGAAATAGCTCCTTCTCTCTGTTTAGATACACCAGTAATCTCAGCTAACATAGATTCAATCTTATCCATCAACTTGATGTATTGATCTATAGTATTAGCCATAGTAAGGTCTAAAGCTGTAATTTGGTTGAACTATGATGGTTTACCACCTTCTCTACCAGGTATATCCCAACCTTCTTCATAAGGGTTAATAAAGTTAACTCCTAGTGCAGACAGGTAATGCATCCACTTAGCAACATCAATATTCATAGACTTAGGTATCTGAGTAATATCCATATTTACTACTTTACCCTTATCTCTAGCCATTGCTAACTCTAACCTATACCACAGTACAATATACATATACTGTAATGGTTTCATCATACTTACTAATGATCTAGGTCTACTGTTAGTATTATTATATACTACACCAGTATAAGGGAGTCTCTGTGCATTAGGATTATCAGCTGATACATGTTGATATTCAAGAGGTTCTATACCAAAGTATAAGTCTTCACCTGCTCTATATCCTTCCCATGTCTCAATAATCCATTTCCATTCTACACTAACTTCCATACCAGTCTCATTGTATGACTCGTCTACAATATACTCTACTGGTTCCCCTGTTTCAGGGTCAGCTATAGTTACGAATGCTATCTTTCTAAACGACTGCCAGCAACAGTGCCATACACTTATACTACTAGATGAATCAAATGGGTTAGTAGTAAAACCGTTAATGTTGTGCATCTTGAAGTGTGGGAAGTCCATAGACGTCTTTCTTACTTCAGGGTTAATACCACCTTTAGCACCATCTTCCATCATGTCTAACAGCTGATTTAACTGCTTCTCAGACAGTTTATCATAGTATCTATCATAGATATCTGTAGCGGATAGTTTCATCTCATATACGCACCATTGTGCGTCATGAATGAACTCTAGGTCAGATGTATCAGTATCATAATCAAAGTAAAGAGGATTGATACGTTCAAGGCATGGGTTACCATTCTGTATACCAACATAGTATATCTCTTCACCACCTATTAATGCATCTTTCCAACCTTTATAGAACTCATGAGTAATATTCAGCTTATTTTTCAAGTAGTTAAGACTATGGTAAGCAGTAATCTCTGCTATATCTTTATAGTCTTTACTCATGTATTTCTGTATCTGTTCAGGAGGCATAATCTCACCAGACTGTAAAGCTTGCTGATATCTAGCTTGTTCTTCTGGTCCTAACTTACTCATGATACTAGCCTGTATATAGTCTATTAGCATCTACTTAGCTTTGTCTTGCATTTCGCTGGTAGCTATATCACTAGTACGTACCACTTTAAAGTTAAACGGTCTCTTAGTCTCCTCACCAAGTAATAGGTCAATTTTAGGCTTGATTATATTATAATCCTAAGCCATTGCAGGGAATCCATCTTCTTGCTTGAATGGGTTTGTAACATACTTTAGATCCTTCTCATTGTATATACTATTATACAGATCATAGTATGTCTACATCTCTTCCTTGCGAGTTCTGTTATTACCATTTCTAGAGCCACCCATACTCTTTCCTACTATGTAGTCTACACAAGACTCTCTCCAAGCTTGAGTCTTCTTAGACATGGGTAACTTCTAAATAGGGAACTGATTAATATTCTTCATAGTTAAAACATATATGCTTCTAAATTATCTGTGACTTCATCGTCATGAAACCACGCTTGAGTAAAGATAGGTCCTTCAAACAGCACCCTATTCTTATTCTCTTTTTTCTTTTCTTTAACCTTGAGATTATAGAGCTGTTCTCTATAGATCATTACTTGCATCAACGCCATGACCCTATCGAAGTTTCCTGTGTCATTATAGCTTATAAGTTCTTCTAATAGCGGCTCTGATAGTATGTTGTGTAAGTTCTTCTTACCGGGTGCTTGTTCTTCATTTAACCAGTCTTTGATTAAGCCTTCACCCCATTGCTTAATCTGTTTGTTCATGTGACAACCCTTTTTTCTCTATACTTTGGAATTACCAACTATATCTGATATGATATCTGGTTGATCAGCAAGTAAGTAGTCACAATGCTTAGCTGTGAAGTATGGGAATAAACCTTTACGTTCATTCTCATACATTATTCTACCATTGTAGTATATTGCTAGTTTACGCAGGTTCTCGTAGTATTCTTCTGCCGTCTAAGGCCTTCCAGTGTATTCAGCGACTATTATATCATAATAGTTCTCAAAGCTCTAGAATCGCTTGTAAACGAACGTAGAGCCCAATGAATTAGTACCTGACTAGTCGTGGTCATACGGGTCTACCCCAAGTATGTACAGTCCTATAGGGGCATCTGGTACTGGGTGTTCCCATATTACTATAGAACCAGTTGGGTCATCGTCTCTCTTCAATGGGTAGTGAGTTATATCTCCTAACTTCTTGATAACCCATTTAAGGGATCCGTCCGTATTCCATACCAAATCACCTACCTACTTATGATTACTTAGGTGTTTATTGATCCTAATCTTGGCTAATTGCTCTTGTAACTCCTTCTTAGGGAAGATATTACCTCCGAACTCCAAACATGCCTCCTGGGGCGTTATACAGTGTTCTGCGACGTATCTATCTACTGCTACAGAGTTAGTAGCATTCTCTATTACTTTTCTACGATCTGTTAGTATATACTCTAAGGATTTCTTACGTAATGTGTTACCATCTACGTCCATATATAGACGGTTACCTTTATCATCACGGAAGTCCATATTAGTATACTGTGGTATAAAGAATCCACATTTCTTATCCGATGGAGTCTCATCCCATATGTTATCAAATCCTAGACAGTTGTAACCATCTGGATTATAGAACATGTCTTTAAGAGTCTCAAAATGGCTATCTTCATCACCACCAGTACCGAATGCAATCATAGTACCAAACGCCATACCATCTTGTTCTACAGACGGTCTAGCGATCTGCCATGCTGCGCCTAGTTCGGAGAAAGAACCAGCTTCCTCAAATATAATAAGCTTACCTGCTTTACCACGTACTACGTCTGGATTATCTTTCAAAGTAACACCAATAATCTCTGATTTGAAACCTAATTCAACCTCATTACCATACTCGTCCTTAGTATAGAAACCGGCACGTTTACGCATCTAAGTATTCACAGATCTCTTCTTACCCCAGGCTGTATTCTTGTCTATAAAGTCCATATAGTCCCAAGCCTTAGTAAGTATACCGTCCTCAGTAAGGTATTGCTTGTTACTAGCATAGATGTACGTCTTACTACCTGCAAACAGATAGTAATTACGACATGCCATAGCTGCATTCTTATATGAGTAACCTTTACGTCTACTCTTTAATGCACATAAGTGTTTACCTTCTGTTTCAGCTTGTTCTACTGCCTAGAAGAAGTAATAGTCATAGTCATAGAAGTCAGGAAACTGTAGATCACGTGTTTTCTTTATCGTAGTAGAACCATCTGAATTAGTAATAGTGTTATAGATAATTCTCTGAATAGGACAGAAGTTTAAATAAAAATAGTTATACCCACTGATAAAGTCTCCATCATCAGCAGTATAACCATACTTACATCTATCCATCTATTCATCCCAGTACGCGAAGAATTCTGAGGTTCCTTCAGGGTACTAACAATAATGCCCAGTAGCTAAATACTATAGCGCTGGGCCTCTAAACTTGTCACTATTTTTGATCTATTTCTCGAAATCTACCATTGTTAACTCTTTATACTATTATACTTACTCCTCTTATAAGAGTGTATTTTTGTATTTAATTCCTCTTCTGTATAAGCAATTAAATATCCATGAGTCTCGTTATATTCTCCTTTGGCACATCTTATAATACAAGATCTATGAAAGCCTACTATATTAGCGGCATGAGTTACACTAATTGCATATATAATAGATTTATCCTTTATATTGTATAAGTAGATAGGCTTATAGTAATTTTGAGCTCTTTGTTTAGATATTTCAGAAATCTTTTGCTTCTGTTCTTTAGTCATCTTCAACCCTAAAACTCCATAATCTCCACCTCTAGTACAGTTATAACCTTCCGTATAAGCTTTATATAACTCGATATACTTTATTTCTAAATCGTCTAACTTCTTAATTAATTCCTCTAAGGTTAGACTAGTATCAGGAATAAATGATTCTAATATATCTATAGTAAAGTTATGAATGCCATGTTTCTCAATAGCCTTATATAGTGGTAAATCGTAACGTTTAGTCTTTATATTACTAAAATGATGTTTTATTCTTTTTCTCAACGATACTCCTTGTCCTATATAACACTTATTGTTAATATTATTTTTGAATATATATATACCTGCTAATTTAGGATCAATATCTCTGTACGACATAGTAAAAAATCAATTGGTTGGGGCAGTAGGATTCGAACCCACACAAATCATACCGGGTTAGAGCCGGCGACGCTGCCAATTACGTTATACCCCAATATGTGCCGGGGAATACTTATTGTCCGTCCCCGTCGGACCTTTTGGTTATTAGAACCAAGATTTAATTCTTTGCCACAATGAAGGCTTACTCGCCTTCATTATTGCTTCATGTGCTTCATTAATATCCGCCCAAGCTTTTTCTGAACCCTGCGTAGCGTCTATTGTAATAATCAATTGCTTTTTCATATTTAGTTCTATTTATAACACCTATAACGTGTTGTTTAATTCTAGTTATTTTTTACTGTATTATTTTGCCAACTCATAAGGATTGATCTTAGAATCACCCTTAACCTTAGATGTTGTAAGCTCTTCTGTCTTAACTGCTTTCTCTAAGAAATCTAAAGTAATATAGGATCCTTTTACCTTCTCGAACCCAGCTAAGTACTTCTCGATCTTCTTTTCATCTAGTTCCTCACCTAGAGATTGTTCATAGTAATCGCTAAAACTGTCTAGTTTACGACGCATATTACGTAACATCTTAAGTAGGTTAGTATCGCAGAATTGCTTATATTGCTCTTCACAGAGCAGTTCATCATCAGTAAGACTGTAGTTGACGTCATTGAATAATTCTTCTTTGAGCTTAGTCTCTATAGAATCAGAGTTCATACTAAGTACATATGGACTATCCCATTTGTTCTTCAATACTATGTAACTGATTACTTTAGTAGCGTGCTCTTTGTCTGCCTTATCGGCATCCCATATCTTTTTAAAACACGGGATACCTAAGGCGTCTGAATGAATTATTACTTTACCACCAAGTATATCAAACAGCTTCATTTACTTTCTTATTTACGCTGGATCACATTTAAGATCATTATCGCATGTAACTTTCTGCTTAAAATCTCTGCTTCCTTCTTTAGTTTCAGTGTAGAACTCGTCTAGATCATGAACTGTGACTGGATCACTAATAATAATTACTTTATCTTTAGCATACCCTGCTTCGTCATATGCAGTAAATACGGTCACATAACTGTTAGGCTCTACGTCAATTATTTCATCATCAGTGATTACTTGCCCTCCTTTATCTACTCTTGCTACTCTATTAGTAAAGTAAAGATCAATGGGTCTTCTTACTACGTTGGTTTCAGTATCAAATACTATAAAACCTGATTTGCTTATAATTATCTTCTCCATGTTATTATATTCTATAACCTAAATAATCTTCCTTAACCAATCTCTGGAGTATCTCCTCTGCTCTCTTCAGAGGCACATTCGGGTTCACATACTCCCGATTCGTCCTGTATCTGTGAATTATCTGTTGAAAGTTCCGGATCTCCTTCTACAAACTCTCCCTCGTTATATTTCGCTTCATACTTCTCAGTTAAACGTTTGCAAATAGTATCAACTTCAGTAGCTCTATCAAGCTCTTTTCCCTCTTTACCAGCCTCAACCATTAAAGTAGTCAATTCATCTATCATATCCTTAGTAAAATCCTCGTAAGTAATAGTACCAGCTGTAATTACCTTATCAAGTACTTCATATAGTTTCTTAATATCTTTGGAAGCCTTGTCTGTACCTAACTTATTAAAGTTGTCAAGCTCTATCTTCCACATCATCAGACTCTCTTCGTGTGTCATATTGTTTTAATTTTATTATTGTTTTACTAATGCAACCAGCTATCCATCCAACCAAGTAAGCATATTGCTCATTATGTTCTGCAAATGACTGTGAATACATACCTAATTCATCGAACATATAATCTGCCGCATGTACCGCTTCGTGCGCTTCGTCACCTGGTATTAGTTCATCCCAATCTAATATGATTACTACCACGCCTTTCTTTCCATCAGATTTCCTGATTACTGGACATGTTGCTAATACTCCTGAGCCATCTAGTAAATCTCTGTATCCGTTCTCTGCTTCTACAGAAGTATCATTCATCTTAGTAAACGTGAATATCTTATTTAACCCTTCTAATTGTCCAGCTACCCACAACATTCTAGGATATATTACTGGGTCATACGCATCTACTTTTGGCATCTTCTTCATAACGTTTCTTTATCTTTATTTTACCTAAGTAAGCAAACATGACGGGTTTAGGGTCTAAATTACTTATAGATTGATTCGCGAACTTAAATGGACTGTTGCATATTACTTCTATTACTTGATATGGTATATTATACTTATTACTTAATTTAGTATATATACTCGTCTAGTTTCTCATTCCAGTCAACTTTCTTGTAGTATTTACATTTTTCAACACTACTGTCAATATTTAGAGTATTTGGTCTAATCAGGTTAATCACAGTAACTACTTCATTCCAATCCTTAGTAGAAGCTAAATTATATGATATACATCTTAGTTTGTTACTCTCTGATTTACTATACTTTTTGATGGGTTCATATACTATAACATCAGTAAGTGCATCTGAAGTAAGGAGCTCGGTTCTCTGCCCTACTACAGAGAACCTGTTGAATGCCAATGCTTTACCCCTTAATTTGTGCCATAATCTGTTTAGTATGTTATAGTCTTTCCAAAGTATGATTGAACCTGCATCAATTAGCAGTGATCTCATCTTCATCTTTCTTTACTTTTAGTATTATTGTTACTTGTACTCTATCTCCGATTATCTCTGGAATCAAAGCTTTATTAACATGTACTTCATTTTCTCCTCTACCTTTCTGTAGTATACCCTAAGCCTTAAACTTAGCTATGTACCTACTTAAATTATCCGGAGTAATGCCTAAAGTACGATTAACATACTTTCTATTCTCAGTAGATATTACATTCCTATCAATGTTAGGGAGTCTAGGAGTGTTAACATCTAGCTCTATTAAGCAGGCTAACAACTCCATTTCCCTATTAGTTAAGTCAAGTATACCATTAAGACTTTTTAAGAATTCCATTAGTAATTCGGATTTAGATACCGCTTTTACTAATTTATTCATTGGTCAATTCGTCTTTAATTCTAGTCAATACTTTAGTAAGATTGTAATAAACGGTTTCAGCTTCAACCTTAACACAGGGTTGAACTTCACCTTTATCAGCCTTTTTCTTCATCTCTTCGTAGTCCTTAGCGTAAGTATCAAGAAGAGCGTCGATAAACTCAACAGTTTTATCAATCTTATTATCTCTTGGTTCGATACCAACCGACAAAATACCTTCACTGTACATGTCTTCAGCTGTTCTTTCATCGAGCATTGCAGATCTAAAACCGTTCTCGTCCTTTACATCCATAGTAAAAGCACCGAGTTCTTCATCCCAAGTAAGGCTATCGTTTGCTTTGAAAAAGCCAAAATCTCTATTAAAAGTGTACTTCATATTAATCTCTATTTTTATTACCGAGTCCCCATATGGCAAGCCATATCATGGAAAAGCAGAGACCCACAACTATTAATTTTTCCATATGCCTAATAAACGCTAGAATGTTAAAATTGTTAATAGCTTTTAACATTTGTTAACAATTAATTGATATATAAAAAGAAAGCCCGACTTTCGTCGAGCTCTCAATCTTTATATGAAAATGAAATTTAGGAATTTTATCTTATTTAACGGCAATAAGATCATAAGGTTTCACTAACTGAGTATCTTTTACTAGGTCAAAATACATTGCAAATTTCTTATTATAAGCAACTGTATCACCTACTTTGAACTCAACGTCCTTTAGGTGTGAAGGAATCTTTAGTACGATACCAGTAGCCCAATCAGATTCTACCTCTTTTATCTCTGTCTTAGTATCATACTCGTTAAATCCTTCTTCATCTACTTTACCGTTAGGTACTTGTTCTGTAAACTCCTTAGTAACCATAATTGCAGGCAGTGGTTTAACCAACACATCCTTTAACATATTCCACTTAATGCCGTCAACTACTGTTTCTAGTACTTTATCTTCCATAATATTTTAACTTAGTTTATTCCCTTATAACGTATTATTTACTCTGTGGTTCCGCTTTAATCAATATATTTCCACCATTAGAAGTGCAAAAAGTAATAGCTCTCTAAGGGCACTTCTTACCATTAAACTCACAACCATCACAAGAACCTCCTCTAGCCGGTTCTATGTAGTAAGATGTTCCAGCTATATCAACTGGAGTACGCTCTTTAATTATCTCTGCTAGTTCTGGATCGTATATTGTCATACCTAATTCTGTATTAATGTTTACCAACATATTACTTTACTTCTACTAATATGTAACCCTGAGTACAGTAGTCTGTTACTTTCTTAGTACATTTACCTTTACCTACTAGGGAACAACCACTACAACCTAAAGTACTTCTCTCAGGTGCTAAGAAATACTTCTTATTATCATAATCTATATACTTACCAGAGTAAGCTGTATTGTTATTTATCTTATGCATATAATTATACTTTAAAGTAATAATCTAAAGTAAGAGTAGTTGTATGTTAAACTAACTATATACTACTTACTTAGTAACCCCCTTACCCCCATATAAACGTCTAATACCTGTGTTTGGTTACCTATTTGTTAACAATTATTAACAATGTTTAGAGCTATTTAACAGTGATTATTTAACATTATTTAACAAAAAAATTATATAAAAATTTTTAGGGGAGGTAAAATTTTGAGAGAGGGGTTGCGTGCGATGAGCTGCAACCAAATCACTCCCCGATATATGGATACGGAGGAGATACCCCCACACGTGCCACGTTGGTACGGCTGTGTTTTCGGTATCTAAAATATCAAAAATGAAGTGTCAGATTACATCAATGACAGAGTACGAAATTAAAGACGGTTTTAACGACGTTGAATACTGTTTTTTAATTACTGCAAATCCAATTAACACGGAAAGCAACGCAATGAGCGAAGAAGACCTAAACAAACTAATTCTTGAAGGTGGAGACATTAGCGAAATAGCTAATAAGTCTAATATATCGCCTTTTAGAACGATTTTGTTTCCAAACACTTCGCAAATTTGTGATGTTTTTTTATCTTTATTGGATAAAAACGAAGAAAGGGAAAAGAAAGGGGAAAAACCTATTTTTCCTACAATCAACCTTAACATTCTAAAAGGCGATATATTAGAGCCGTATTTTAGACGTTATACAAAAGACGGTGACGGAGTTAAGGAAGGGGATTGGATTATAGCGCAAGCGGGTGACGAAACTTTTCCTAGCGACCCTATTAAACGTAAGGTTTTTCGTTCAATTTGGGTGACATCTATATGTAAAACAGATGTAAACGGAGTGGACACGCCTACGGAAAACGTAGTGCGCAAAGCAGCTAGAGCTTACACAAACGGGCTAGAAACTCAAGCCGGTAGCGGTAAAATGATAGTGCCGTGTGCAATGCAACTGAAACTTGAAGCTAAGAAAGCCGTCGCAAATGCACCTAAAGAGAATGACCAAACCGGAGGAGATGAGTTGTTAACTAATGAGTTTGAAGAACAAACTCAACCACGTCGTAGACGTCGTTAAGGATATGAGGGAGAAATCCCTCATTCCGACCTTAACATTGGAAGCAATAGATTAAGATAGTCGAATTTCAATAATTATATGTCTAACCAAATAGTTGTAAGCGTATATACTTTAAACTTACAAGTTATGCATCTATAATTTAAAAACACCACACGTCTGTGAAAATCAGTGTAAGTTGTGGCGTGGGATTGAGCAAGCCCACCGAAGTGAAGAACGTTCAATATTATAGTCCTAAGCAAGACTTTAAAAGGCTTAATTTGCATTTCATTTGAAACTCCATATTGGCAGGCTAGTCCGCGCCCTAAAAGGACATCGTGGCAATATTATGTATGCGCAGATAAATACATAATTACGAGCCGAACCGAGCTCACGTCATGTACTATCTGCGTAGTTGCTTAATAAAGCATGATAAGTAATAACATTAATCAATAATTTATTATAAAATGAATAGAATTATACTCTATGTTGGCATGGTTTATAACTTTTTCTGTGCCGGGATTACTGCAAATTTAATTGCAGATAGTCACAAACTCGGAACTTTCGGTAAATATTTACTGATCTTCTCGTTGATGATATCCATTTGGTATATCATACTAATATTAATGAAAAATGCAGACGAAAAATAAGAATGCAAGCGAATGATAACCGCACCCGTTTGGCATACCGTAAGATCTGCCAGCGGGTCATTCTCACTATCAATAAATACAACCTCAACGTGGTGATAGTGTCCAGTAACATGTTTTAACAAATCTTCCTAGTTTGCATGTGAAGCTAATGTATTTAAATTATTTGAGAGTATTAACTAATAATATGACAATATTCCAAGTCTTATCAATTGTTGCAGCAATATACGTAGTATATATAACAGTATATGAATGCATTAAACTATGGAAGGAGATTAACAAATGACAGTACAAATGACTAAACATCGAAGCGTACTCAACAGAATAAGTAATTTCCTGTGTGTCGCTCTTCTACTTGCTATTATTGCTGGTGCAATATTTGGTTCACCATTTAATTTCAGAAAGAAATATGAACCATTAGGCTTTGTAGATCTACAAGTAAGGTATAAACACTATTTAGTAAGTAATAAGTATCAAGAAGATGATAATACATACGTACTGTGTTTAGTAAATCCTGTTACAGGTGATGAATATAAAGCATATGTCGCATACTATTTGTATATAGACGTATACTTTGTAGGTGATACTATTAAATAATTTATTAACAAAATCATTATCAAAAATGAAAAAGAAAAAAAGTGTTACAGTCCATACTACGGACGGTTTCGAGTTAGTGTTTACAAGTCGTTCATTTGATTACTGTTGTGGTAATCCTGATGGTGGGTCATACATTTGTATAAATGGTGATGAAACCGAGATTGTTGAAACACCAGCTGTAGTATCAAACCTATTAGACGAACTGGAGGACTAATATGATGAATGAAGATCAGTATCCTGTAGTAAGAAAATCGTCTAATGGATGTTTTTGGACGATATTAGTAGCCATTGCATTAATAATCGCTACTGGAGTAATAGTGTTTCTGTGTCATGAACCTATTGCTAAAATTGTTACGTCGGAAGACGAATCAGTTTGCATTGACACTGCAAAAGCTAGTGAGCCTGTACTAACAATACAGGAAGTTCTCAAATTTAGAGAGGATGTGAAGGAAGGTATGCGCATAGATAGTATATTTTTAGCAATGCCTGAAGCGATTCTTGTTGATATTCTTATGACGCATGGGACATCTTTGTCTAATAGCGACATAGTTTATATATACGAGTCGAACAAAGAGCATTTCAAAGATATAAAAACTGGCGCAGATATTCAGAAAAATATTCTTACCGTGGATTCTGTGAAGAATCCAAGAGACTCTCTAAGGCGTTAGAGATCAGCGTTTTGCATAATAATCGAATAGTATTTGAAGAAAAACAGATTTGGTTAGCTTGCTTGTGAAAGTAGGCTAGTCTTCAGTAAATGACAAGCCTGTGGGGCGTAAGTAACATTCTATATCTATAACCCATTCTGCTTCAGTTATAGATGTAAGTAGCAGAAAAAGAATGTTATGATCGTGCGGACGTAAAAATCAGGTGGGTTGATAAGATTAGTTTAGCCGCTATTTCTGCTATTCCCTAGTATTGCTCTCACCAATACTTAAAACTTAGTGATTGCTATAATTGATTTCTTTTAATAACCTCGTTGAAAATGAGATTAATAAGTAGTATTAGTCAGGATATATAGTGCTGTATATCTTTTCTCCGTTAACAAATTTGCCTATAGCACTGTAGGCACGTCGTCAAATTACTAACAATAAAATTTAAGCATATGTAGAAATGAAAACTAAAAAACAGGAATCCAAAAGGCACATAACTAGTATGATATTACATACTGGTCATCTCTATGCTAATATCCTAGCATTAACTAAGATATTAGGTATAACATTTAGTGATGCCAAACGGCTAGCTAGAAGTAAACCAAGTGAAGAAATTCAATTCGTTCCATACTTAGAAATTAATTCTAATCTCTCTACTGATGAGATTAAGAAGGAATTAGAAGAGTATGAGATCGAAATAAAAGTAATTAATCAATAATTATTATGAAAGCTGTACTAATTTTATTTTCAAATGACTTTGTCAATGAAGAAGCTAGAGCACAAGCTATATCTACTATAGCTCAAATCATTGGACAAACAACAAACAGTAGTGGAACAAACTGTGTAGACATACTTGAATATGACGACACTGAAATTGCTAAGCTGCTAATTGCTGATGCCGTTAACACAAGTGCTAAACATTCCTCTAAAACAACATTAGAAGATGAGTTACTTGACTTGTGTATCAAATTACGTGAAAGACTTGGCAGTCCTCTTGATTCAGATGAAGTTGTATTCAAGATGAGACTTGCAAAAGAACTTGTCAGTGACAAAGAGATAAGAGAACACAATACAAGAGTATTGAAGTATCTGCTTGGAGATGGCAAATTACAAAGAAGTATAAACAAAATACTTGCTGAACAGAACATGGAAAGTCTTCCGCGATATTTGAAAGAAATTAATAATTTCATTCATTTATTTTGATTATGGCAAATAAGGAGAAAGAAGTAAAGCAGGACTATAAGAAACGTCCTAAGCATAAGAAAATGGAACCTTACAATCGCAAAAAGTCATGGAAATAAGTAAAGAACATCCGTATGAAGATGCTTGTAAATTACTTGGCATCCGTCCTGTAGCTAATTATAAGAGCTACAAATTGTCAGATGAAACTAGGAACTTCATCAAGTTAGAAACTGTTGCAAAAGCTTTAAATGAAGGCTGGAAACCTACAACAATAGATCCAAAAGAGGTAAGGTATTATGTATGGGGTTGGAACTATACAGATAATAGAAAACCTTCCGGTCTGCTCACTGTTTATTCTCACCCTGGGCTCGGTAATGCCGCTGCTTATGTCGGTACTTCCTTGGAATTAAAAGACAGGGATACAGCAAAAGAATTTGCAAGAATATGTAAACCATTGATTGTCAAACACTTATTTGGTCGAGACGATCATGAAAACTTCAAATTCAATTTCTAACGATTGTCCTACACTAGATAATATTATCAACTGTAGTGAATGTGATCTTGAGTGTAAACTCAGAATGGCAACAAATAACAAGCAAGAGGTTCCGCCAGAGCCTCTGCCCGCTGTTATATATTACTAATTAAATTGTTAGTATGGTGGATTCCAATCAACCCAAGAACTGCAAATATACCAAAACCCTAATACATGTTAAATGTAACGGCTATTCAACGGCAATCTATATATCTATAGATAAAGGGAGAGAAGGATAGGGGTTATCTGTGAAATAAGAGATATGAATACACAGAGCAGTTCTTTTTAAATTAAACAAATCTTGAGATTATTAACATAAAGTTCAACTTCTAAACATTATCAAAAAATGGCAGGAAAAGAAACAACGGTAGCAGATGTTACCAAAATTTCAGTAGAAAACATTGAAGAAGTCATCAACACCGGTTCTACAGTAACTGAAGAGGCAGCTAAAGAAGCAGCCGAAAAGATTGCTAAGAAGCGTAAAGAAGAACTGACAGAACGTCTAGTTGAAACTACTTTACGTAGTGAATATACTCGTAAATCTACTTACTTGAGTATGAAGAAAACAGACAAAGAGCGTGAAATTAAGCTCAACTATCTAAAGAAGTTCTCCGAAAAGGATGACAAATTACGAAACGGCGGTATCACTATTGAAGACTACGAAAAGGATTGTCAGGAACTCTACAAAGAGGCTAACAAACTGATTCGTGAAGTCGGTCAATGGTATGATGAACAGTTGAAGAAACTGTATAATCAGTATCCAAGTGCCCGCTATGATTGGAAATACAGTAGTATGTCCATGTAATTTCCACGCATCGTCCAAAATCATAGTACTCTAGCGGTAGAAATACTGACTACATAGTCTAGATAAAATATATATTACTTAACTTGGATCTTAGATTAATTACAATAAGCCAAATATATATTGTGTGAATTGACACACATGCAAACAAGTGTAAGGCGTAGCAATACGACCGATGCCGGAGCAGGACAGTATGACAACGTGCCACTGATCATGTGCCTAAGATCGTGAGGATGTAATTATAAATTGCGCAATATATAAATACAGATTCTATACTCGATGAGTATATTATGCAATAGCATTCTTATGATATCAAATCAGCACATTTTGGAATAGTGCGATGCTAGACATCATGCCGTATAGGGGCCGCAAGGTATCTTATACTTCCAAGTTTAAGTTATCAAAACGTTGTTACATAAAATAAAAGACCAAGAGTATGTAGGTTTGGTCGCCTACATACTCACAATTGACTGTTAGGTCTATTAATCAGTCGTTAGGACCGCGGGGCAGTGCCGCGCATCTCCACTACATAGTATAATAAGGGGATGAACTAGTTTTGACTGCGACAATGAGAGATAGAATAGGTCAATAATGCGAATAACTGGCAATACAAGTTATGTAACAGACTACACACGCTTAGTAGCGTAATGAGTCTCCAAGGGAGCACGCAGTATCTTGGTAAACAACTCCTTATTTAAGGAGAAACTGCTATCAATGATGAGGTTGTGAAATAGATTTTGACGCTAGTAATAGTGACGATCGCCTCTTAGTATCCGCAAGATATAAAACTAAATGGAAATAAGTAGCTTTATAAGGTATAGAAGCGCTAACACTGATAAGGTTAGAAGAGAGCAGTTCGAATCTGCTCCTTATTACAATTAAATTAAGTTTAATCAATAAATTAATTTGAAATGGGATTAATTAACTTTATTAGGCAGAATCTTCCAGAATCATGGGAGAAAGCCGCAACTGAAATGAAAATGAAGAGTGAGTTAATAACTCGACTTCATGCTAATGTTCCTCGTATCTATAAAAATAGATATCATTACAAAGAAGGAATGCGTTATATTAGGTCTGTATTTAATATATCGGCTGATAAGCTAGTTTACTACGTTGAAGCATCAGATATCGACTTAGTAAAATGGGAAAAACTTACTAACAAAATTAAAGAAATCGAATATCAATGCGAGTAGTACCATGGTGGGTTTGGTTTGATTCCAAACAGGAAGAAAGAGAGTTCAAACAAATGTTAAACTCTTCAAAATCAGATATTGAAGCAATAGATAAAGTATTGGATAAATATCCGAACTTAACTCTTGATCAGGCTTCTGGTATAGTAGATAACTTTAAAAAAGAGATTAATAAGTCATGAGATTAGGTGGACCCGGCGTATATCAAATTGTCGGAAGTAATATAGAACTATTAGCAGTAGTTGTTGGTGAAGCTCCTTATTTGAGGATAACATCTGCAATTATCATGAATGAAGCATTTCAGAATGCAAAATTCAGAGAAGTAAAGGAAGAATCCTATGAGATCCAGAGTATATATAATCATCCGGATAGCTATGTATGTTATCCATACGAAGGATCAGAAGTATGTCAGCTACCCATTGAAAGAAGATCAATGCGTGGCAGTAAGATGCCTGTCATAACAGATGATATGTATCACGAATTTAAACGTAGATATATCAGTGATCAAAGTATTCCTGGAAGAGGAATAATGAACACAAAGATATATATTATGGATAGGACTGGCTGGTCAGCTGCGCAAGCACAGTTAGTTATTTGCAAACTAGCAAAAGAAATAAAGAAAGTAAATGGTAGTCTACAGTATTACGAATAATGTATATACTCCTTGGGGTAAAAGATATAACTTATTTCACTGGAGAGCATCATGGTGGGTATATATTAGTCTTGCAGAAAGAGAGAGAAAATTATCTTTTAAGGCTGATAAACCGGTAAACCACATATTATATTGGTTTGATACCAATATACTTCAGAGAATAGGAAGAGATTCCAATTTTACCCTAAATGTCCGCATTAGAATAGTATGCGGAATGATTAATAAACTCAATCCTGCAAAGATATCTATGGAAATGAAAAGAGAGTTTATGGAGTGTATTTGGGATGCTTATCAAAAGTTCTCAAAAGATTACATTGAGTATCATTGTAAATACGAACTAGGATTACCATTTTAAGGGTATAGGGCTTTGATCGGCCCTATACTCACTAACCGTTGAACAGGTCAAATAAGAGTTACTTCAATAATACATAAATTTGCGTCCTGTACTCTTATGATTATCAGTTCAGCACAATGCCCGTACATATGACAGATGAAGAAAAACAACAAGTTTTCGATCTGATCAAACAGGCGAAAGAAGGCAAACAATCTGCCTTCACAAAGCTTTATAATCGCTTTAACAGAGTTATTTACAATACTATTTATTATATTGTGAATAATAAAGATGCAGCAGATGATTTATTATCTGTTACATTTACTAAAGCTTTTAGTAAGCTAGATAGTTATGTTAATAATATATCTTTCGAGATGTGGTTAAAGACAATAGCTATCAACAGTAGTATAGACTATATTCGACATACTAAAAAGGAAAGAGCGAACTATTGGATTGACGACGATGCCAACTCTCTACAGTTGAATGACTCGGCCGGTTATTCTCCTGAAGAAGATTATATCTTCGCAGAGAAAAGTGTAAGTTTAGAAAATGCCTTGTCGCGACTTCGTTGGAAGTATAGGAATATAATTGAGCTACGCTCAATTCAGAACCTGTCTTACAAACAGATTTCTGAACAACTTGGGCTCTCAGAGTCTCAAGTTAAATCACGGCTAAACAAAGCGCGTGAAAAGTTAAAAGAATTATTAACAGATTAAAATTTACTAATTATGTCAGCATCTATGATTTTAGTGTTGCTCGTTGTAGCAGCGATTAGTGCACGTATTATGCGTTCTACTAAAATGTGGTGGATATTCTTATTCACTATTATGACTGGCTTATTAGTAGGTATGTTGAGCAAAGAAGCTGTAAATCATTTCGCAAAGAAAGAAGTTATGGCTTCTATTGCCCCAACTAATACCGTAGACAATGTAGATTTATTGTGCATGTTACCGGTAGTCACAGTGACAGAAGGAGCTACACATGGAGTAACAGGTTACACAATAGACCTTGTTGAACCATTGTCAGACGCATTAGTTGGTAATCATACTACTAAGGGCAGAGATTCACCAGAGTTTGAGGATGATAGTTGAACCTCATTAAACAATCTATCTAAATTCACCTATTTATTAACAATTTAAAACATTATCAAAATGTCATCAAAAAAGAAACAAGCAGCTCAAGCAGCTGCAACCGCTGCAAAACCAGCAGAGACTGCTAAAGTAGATAATACTACAAAAGCAACAACAGAGAAAGAGAACAAAGGTACTGCGAAAGCAGAAACTTCAGCAGCAGCTCCGGCTCCTCAACCTAAGAAGAAAGAGGAGAAGAAAACTGAAGCTAAGACTGAAAAGCAGCCCGCCCAGAAAGTGGCTGACACACAGCCGAAGCCGAAGAAAGATAAAACTCCGGTAGTTATTGCTGAAGAGGTAGACGAAACTACCGCTCTGGGCAATAAGATTGGTGTTCCATTATCTAACACAGGTATGGACGCAATCAAACGTTCTTCTACTGATGCTAAAGCACAGTTAGTAACCTATGGTTACAACCGCTTTATCAACAATGAAGAGTTCAAAGACAAGTGTCCTGAAGCTTGGAAACACACTGCACAAGTATGTGATGTCGTGTGGTTGCTTGCTATGGTTGATATTCGTAATGAAGTAGCTGCCTTGAAGTCAGGTGGTCAGATTGTTGCGAAGATACCTGAAGATCAGCTGATGCCTTTGAACGAAGTAGCAGAAATGCTGGGTATTACTCTTGCTACACCAAAAGCAATTGTAGGCCCACAAGGTGAAAAACAGCTTGCTATTGATTTCACTTCACAGGATACTATTATTCCTGAAGAATTGAATGATAAGAAAGCTCCGGTACAAACTGTACCTGATCTCGACTATGGCAAAGTTGGTACAGATCACGAAAAGATTTGTGCAGCTTTAGACTATTTGATGCACCAGAACCGTGATATTACGGTTTGTATTGACAAAACCTTAGAATGGTATCGTGGGTTGTGTATGAACAACGCAAGTTCTGCTAATGCTAAACTTGCACTCGATGCTAAACCACTTAACGAATGGATTGACGAAATCTTCCATCTCATTCCGATTGCAGGATTGATGAAGGGTCTTGGACGTTCCGTATATCTTTATACGAAACAGCAAGGTTCTCCAGTATCTGCTCACAGTATTCTGCATGGCAAGTTGCCTAACTGGAGTGAAGAAGATATTGTCAGTCTGCTGAAAGTACTGATTCAAGAAAACTATCGCTATAGCTTGGAAGATAAGATTGACGCAAACGGCAATGTTATCAAAACCGAAAAGCCGAAACCTACAGAGGATAAGGCTATTCAATCTGTAGTTGGTAGTGTTGGATTGGAATATGTTGACAAATTGATGGATGATTATACTCGTCCTGTACCTGAAAATGCTACGGATGAGCAGTTAATGGAAATCAAGGAATCCCGTGCTGCTGCTCGCAAGATTATCAGTCTTGTACGTGCTAACTATTATCCGGGCAAGGTTGAACCGACTAACGAACAGATTCGTTTCGCAATCGGTAAGATCATCAATGTATATCGTCAACCAATGGATCAGATAGCTGAATTCGAAGGCCCTCTGCCTACTCTCGTTGGAGAATATCCGGAAACTCCAAAGACTGAAGACAAGCCAGCTGAAGAAAAAAAAAGCTAACAGCGCCGTCTAAGTGGAATATCGTATACTACCTTAAGAAACTGTTCACTAACTCATAATCAATATGAATAGTAGAATTCTATCGACAATTGGTTTCTTTGTAATCAGCTTATTAGTTGGTTATAACTTAATCAGTACTGTCGAACCCGTGCAGGCACAACAACCTGTAGTTCCTTCATATTTAGAGTTAATGTCTATGATGAACTCTAATAAAGAAGAGAAGCAGTCTGTGAGTAAAGTAGACACTATTACTGTGTCTTATGATGTTAATACTCAGGAAGTATCCGTAAAAGGAACAGCAGACGCAATTGTGAACGTTACAACAACTGGTGAGCTTAAACCGGTTGTTAAGTGGAGAACTAGAGTAAAAGAAGTCAACACAGGATTTCCAAAGGTACGCAGTATCGCGAATATGCCAGAGGATGTAAAACCACTTGCACCTTTTACTAAAGATATCTCAAATGAATAAGAAGAATCTTATTATGCTTACTACGATGGTACGGCTATCACGTATCATTCGTAGTTGCAAAGATGCAAGGCGTAATTTAGATTCAGTGATAGACCAAACCAACTACTTTATAGTAGCTGGAGAGAATTCTAATCTCATACAGGTACAAGCGAAAGCTAGTATCAGTAATACCTTATTCGTAGAACAGTACTTACGCTCGTCTGTAAGTAAGATTTGTGCTAGTTTGGATGGATTTGATCCAGGAAGAATGGATCCTGTCGATTATATCAGTAGTAGTGATATAAAAGATGGCGTAGTTGATCTATGTCGTGGCAAGAAAGTTGTAGCAACAATATTTCTACCATCAGGAGAAATTGTTCCGGCAAGACCAGAACAAGAGATTACAGGAGAAGATAAATCCTCAGCGGAAAAAAGTTAATAGTAATAGCCGCTATATAAATACTATAATTATACTATGGTTCGAGAGGAGTAAAAC